TTTTCATTCAATCAGGAATTTACAGAAACCGATTACTTAAACTATTTACAAATAATCAAAACAAGCGATGGAACTTACCGAGTTAAAGAATAAAATTATTGAATCTTTTTCTGGCTCAGCAAGCGAAGAACAGATATCATTCTAAAATCGACAATTCAATTTTAACGGCTTACAAACAGGGTTTTACGAGAGGGTTCTATTTTCTGTATAATAAATTAAATAGAGATAAACAATTATGAAAAGAGTAGAAATTGCTTACACACCTCAAATGTTTGAGGAAATCGTGAATAGGAGTGATATAAATATCCTTCAGATAGATGTGAAGGGGATGGAGCCAAACGCTTTATTCCAACAAGGCTTCATTGGTATCATTTACTATGAAGAAATAGGAAATAATGCTGATATAAGCAAAGAAATGATTAAAGCGTTCCAAGATATCTATGAAGGAGCATATCCAAGTTCTGTTGATGAAGCATTTATTTTCGTCGATATCGCAAAGAAAATAGCAAAAGATATTTTGGACAAAGTTAACAAATAAAACAGAAAACAATGAAAATTATTAGCAATTCGTTTTCCCTTCAAATGTTGAATGGGGATTCAGTGGTCTCTGTAAGAGAGATTACAGGAAATGAGTTTGAGGAATTAGTAACTGACCCGGAAGTAATATCTGCCGTAGGACATTCCGATACGGCTTTATTATTAGGAGTTCAGTATAACAGGATTAATGTATCATTAAACAAAGGTGATACGTTGTATGTTGCTCAATTGACAGGAGGACGTCTGCCGGAAGGAGCTACCAAACTTCCGGACGTATTTCGTTTCCGTTATTTTGAGGTAAAAGTATTGTAGGTATTAACCTTATAGGTACTTGTCTGAGAAACAAGTCGGGTGAGTTGACCACACCTGTAAAAAGTTAGGAGGAAAGACTTAAAAAATCTCCCTATGAGGTTAAATTAAAACATTATCAACTATGGAAACAGTGGAAAATTGTACTTTTAGTAGCCATGTTTATTTGGGCCGTTTTAATGATTGCATCAGGATGGAACAATCATGGTAAAAAACGATTCAGGGATTAAAACAATTTAAAGAATAACAACTATGGAATCTAATCAGGAATTTATCAATTACCTATTTGAATTAAGAGGAAGAGCTGCTTATGGGGTAAATATTGCAAGAGATTTATGCAAGGAAGAATGTACAGTACCTGAGGCGGGTAGAAGAATGGGACGCTTGGAAGTGTTGGAAAAAACCGAATCTCTTATCGAGAAAATAATCGAAAAATATTTGGATACTCATGGAGGTAAGTAGTTATGGAAGACAAAAATTACAATTACGAAACAAAGTGCAGAAGATGTGGCACTTTAACAAAATGGCATTTCTCACCTGCAAACAGATTTTCTTATTTGGAATTTGTTGATGCAATGGAGGATTACATTCAATATCCGAGAGCTTTTGAATGTTCAAACTGCAAAAAGAAAACCGTTCAGGATGTGGTTTCTTACAGTCCAAACGGAGGAGAATAAACTAATTAATAACAAATTAAAAATTTTATGATTATGAAAAATTTCGTTGCTACAAAAGAGAGACTCCCTGAGATAGGACAACTTGTTTGGTTGTATAACTCCAGGAATAACACTATCTGTCTTGGAATTAGGGAGCTAATTTATGATGGTTGGATGTGGGCAGTAGCCTACGACAAGCCTTATGTAAGAAGGGGTAAAATAATGGCTAATTGTCATATTGATGATAATTATGCTTTCGATTATTGGGCTGAAATTCCGGAGTTACCTGAAATAGAAGGTAAAGAATAAGACTATGAAAACAGAAAATCTTTATGCAAGCGATAACTTAGACGACCCCATACTATATCCGAAGTCTTATTTCGTTTCAAAAATGCGGAAGGAGAAACTGAAAGAACTTATTATTTGGACGGTTGAAAAGGATTTGAAGTCCGAGTATTTCTTTTGTAGAGCCACTAAGGAGTTCTGTTTAAAGACAGATAAGTATGAAGATTGCGAAGGATGTAGATTGTTTGAATCGTCAAATAGGAAAGGACAATGCAAACATTTTGAATTTTGCTATGTACCTAAGAAGATGATTGTTCTTAAAAATAATGAGCTATGAAGGAAAGTATCTTTGAAATCTTATTGGGCGTACAAACAGGAAGGGAATCTTGTGAATCTGCAACCGAAAGAATTATGACAATTATAGGTCGGATTGATGAGTTCAATATTGATTGTACAAAATTGGACATGGCATCACAAATTCGTTTAAGAATGATGCTGCAAGAGGGAGATGTTACCATAAAACCTGTTATTAATTGAGTTATGGGAGACTTAAATGAGTACATAGAGACACTCGGAGTTGACAGTACAAGGAGACTTGTTACCATAGCCGATATGAATTTGGGGTTACGAAGTATGGCTGCCAAACGTGTCATTTACAAACGGCAACGAAGGCGAAATCTTATGAATATGGGTTTAACCTTCGAGAATGCCGTTTTAATCGTAAACAATGAATATGCTGAGGAAAATGAGGGTGATTTGGATTAAGATATTCCGTTTTTAATTAGTATTTATGGAATAATTGCTATATTTGTGGTATGGAAATACGGTTAAAAGAGAACATTTACATAGGTGCAGGTGGAGATTACCTGATTCCGAGAGGTTCAGTAGGAGTATTGCGTAAGAGAATTGTGTATTTTTACGATACTACCAAGACCCACTCGATAGGAATTGACAGAGATATATGTATGACGTGCAAGGATTTATTCTCTGTAAGTCAGCAAATGACCGATAGAGATATTAGTCAAAAGGATTTACTCGAAGTGCTTATGGAATGTTCAGATATGTTTAAGTCTAAGGAAGACTATAACCGTTTTCTGGAAATTACAAAATCACTTTAATATGGCATTGGACAAATCGAAGACAGACCCTGTTCTTGGACAAAAAATTCATGAATTACTTGTTGAAAGGGGATTGGAAACTCCCATGAAAGTTTCCGAAGTTAACGAAAGTGCATTTGAAATCATAGAAAACAGTTTCAGGTCAATACTCGAAGCTCTTAACATGGACATATCCGATGACAGTCTTTCGCATACTCCGAGACGGATTGCCAAAATGTACACTCAGGAAATATTCTGGGGGTTAAATTACAATAACTTCCCAAAGATTATGACTATCGAGAATAAGATGGAGTACGATAACTTCCTTATCGAGCGTGGGATTAAAGTACATTCTGTTTGTGAACATCATTTTGTACCTATTGTAGGAGAAGCGGTCGTTGCATATATACCGAACGGAAAGGTTGTTGGATTATCCAAATTAAACAGAGTTGTGGAGTATTTCTCTCGAAGACCGCAAGTACAGGAAAGACTGTCCGAACAAATTTGGTGCGCTTTATCCTACATATTGGACACCGAAAACTTGGCGGTTATGATTAGAGCTGACCACTTTTGCGTTAAGACAAGAGGTATTGAAGATGAGAACTCCGATACTATAACGTCTAAACTCGGTGGGGCATTCTTTGAGGGTGCTTTAAGAAACGAATTTTATCAACTTATTAAGTTATGATTATTCAGGGTATAGAAATATCCGAAGAAGTATTTACTACCAAATTTGCATGTGATTATTTAGCGTGTAAAGGTTGGTGTTGTCATGGAGGTAAGGCGGGTGAGTATGAAGGAGCACTTGTTACGGATGATGAAGCAGACAGTATTATCGAATTTAAGGATAAACTGAGGGAACTCGTTGAAGATGATGCAAAAGATGATGCTGTGGAGCCTGTATATCATTATGAGAATGAGCCTGAGACAAATTACATATCGATTACACCTAAGGGCAAATGTATATACTGTCATTTGGAAAAGGGAGGTTGTGTACTGAAAATGCAAACAGATGTTCCTTATCCGAGACATTGCGGATTGTATCCTTTGTTTCTGGATGAAAGCGGTAAAAGACCTGTATTGAAAGTTGAAGATTTTTATGGTGAGATTTGTGAGCCTGCACGCATAAAGGGTAAAAAGGAAAACATATTCCTTGTGGATTTTTCTAAGGATAGTTTGATTAGGGAATTTGGTTTATCTTTTTACCTTGAACTTAAAAAGAATTTGAGGTAAATATGAATCTTATTGATTTGTGGCTTATTCCTTATTTGGCAACAAATAGGGAATTTGTTTTTAAAAATAGTTTTTATTATCTTAATATACGATTTGACAGTAAAACACATTTTTATTGCGGAGCGGATAGTTTTCATTGGGGCTACAACAAAGAAGAATCTTTTGAGGAGACTAAGGCAAATGTAATGAAGTACATATTGCAATTGCCGGCAAATATAGGGAAACAATTATTTGAATTGTGGAATAAATACATTGAAACACTATGAAAGAGGAACAACCAATTACACGTAAAAGAGGTAGGGGTAAAAAAGCGTTTCCATTAGTATCAAAGAATGTTGAGTATGGAACCATTCTCGCATTTGAGGATGACAATGGAGATGTTACATTGTTTCAGGTTATACTCATGCTTACAGGAATGGCCATTGCAATGGTAGGTTCGGCAGTAAGTATTGATGGAACACCATCACAAGTTGCTTATTTTGACCCGGATAGGGTTAGGTATCCCACTGAAAGTGAATTGAAAAAATATGAGGAATTTAAAACCATCTAAATATTAGGAATATGAAAGTAATTTATAAGTACATTCTGGACGTTAACAGAGAACAGAGCTTAGAGTTATCTATCGATTCGGAAATTCTATCTGTTCAAATGCAGGGTGGAAATCTTTGCTTGTGGGCGATGGTAAATGAGGAATTGCCAAAAGTAAAAAGGAATATTCACATATATGGTACAGGAATTACAATACATGAGGACAACTTACAGTATGTAGGAACTGTACAGGATGGAGATTATGTTTGGCATGTATTTATCGAGAACGTATAAAATTTTTGGAAAATGACAACGGATATTGTTCTTATAATTGCAAATTTGTTACTAAATTTGGGAGTGTTTATATTGATACTGTATAAATTCAGGAAGATAAAAACCACCGAGAGCGAATTTTATACGGATTATGTTAAGGGTGATGTTATCATGAGGGTATATAAGCCCGAATTTGAATTACAAGCTATCGGGAATTTGAAACCCTCACAAATATTGGACGCAGGAAATTTATCGCTTTACTATAAGTGGGCTTTAATAAAAAAGAAATGAACAAGGAACTTTTCAAACTCAAATGGAGTATAGTATTTGATATTCTTACGGGGAAATACAGGAGCTTTGTTCTTATCGAAATAAACAGGGATAATACCAAGAAGCTCCTTAAAAGAATTCCCTATGAAGTACACATAGACTATTACGGAATTAATACATACATCGCTAAAAGAATGATAAAGGATATGGGAAAATCTGAGGAAGAATTATTCTATGACCGTTTGACTTTTGAAGTAAACTCGGAAGACTATTCCAAACGGCATAAGAAAGGAGGTGAATTCTATGGAATTACTTCCTATGAGAATAACAAGGAAATTGTAGTGAAGGCGACTTCATTAAAGAAACTTAGGAGTGCAATACTCAAAAACAACATAAGGTATCTGTTTCAGAAAGGAAGTAAATACCCATTTTTGGTTATTGAGGAAGTTGATGAGGGTTTCGTAAAGTATAAGCGGGTACTTGTATCGATGTCCGAAGACATTTACAATACTTGGGAAGGTTTCTATGAGGATTTGCTTACATTGAAATATAAATAAGTATGACAAACGTAGAAAGATTAATCTCGGAATATCTTACCATATCCTATGGAGATGATATGGATAAAATGGTAGCGGCACTGAACGAAAAACATAAAATGTTCAGAAGTGCGTATGCGGAATATTCAAACAGAAAAACCGTAAGTACAAAGAAGGAACTTGTAAATGCGCTTTCGGAATTTCAAAGCATACTTACTCAAATTTCCGTATTGTATGGTTTGGACTGTGATACATTGAACATGCAAACACTCATAAACGAAAAGAACAAGAAAAACGGAATGATTCCTGTTATGGAGCCACTAAAAATGGGAGATAAAGTAAGGAGAATAGTAAAACTTACATCATCTAACAGAGTTTCATACAAAGACGGTAGGTTTATAAGATACGTAAACAGTAAGAAAGTATCTTCTTTTTCGGAAAAGATGTGTTATGTATATTTTGAGGGAAATAAAGTGGCCACAATAGTGCCAGAAAACGAATTATTAAGAATAAATACGCAAGTATATTAAGGAAAATCTGCGATACCTTACGCAGGTTACACAAGAGTGAATATTAAAAGAGTGGGGGAGGGTCTCTGTGAAGAGGTTCTCCCTATTTTTGTGCCAAAACGGGTAATAATATTACGGGAATATTGTGGGAATGTAATAGAAACCTATAAAATTGATTATTTTGAGAGCCAAAAACACACTAAAAGCGGGAGTAATATCCCAAATTGCGGGAAAAGCATTTATAGTAAAGGAATAAACAGTAATACGGAGTATATAGGTTTACTTGTACAACCTATTCAACAATAATAAAACAGGCGGTTGTATGAGAATAAGTAAACAAGTAAATAAAAAGAGGTAACAATTGCGGGAAATACATGCGGAAGTATAAATAGAAACAATTCGTGGGAGTAATATATTAATATTAATATAGTAGTAAGTACTAATATAACTAACATACTATATAAAGACTAATATACATATTCACCAATAAGACTTGTACATCCTCAGACTTACCTAAGCCGGATAGATAAGAATAAATAGATAGGTAAGAATAGATAGAATAATTACAGATACAGTTAGGATAACGGCTATATCTATACTGTTATGGAATCTACTATACATGCGGCTTATAGATGTGTTATATTTAATGGAATAACTAATTTACCGGCGAATTTACAGATTATTTTATTTATTGTTTAAATAAGAATTTAGTTATTTTGGCGCATTTAATTACATAGAATATTATTGTGCGGAATTAGTTAGGATATTAATTGCGCATTTAATTGGAATATTAATTACACGGATTTATATAGTTATATATACAGAATTTATTACACGGAATTTAATTACAGAATTATCTAATTACGGAATTATTTTACGGAATTAATTGCGCAAAATTATAATTAGAATTACACAGAATTAGAATTATAATTGCTCAGATTTATATAGAATAACTAATAAGAATAACTAATAAGCGCAATTAAGTAATTTAATAAGAATATTACTATATGGGCGCATATAACTATGGAAATATTTGCGGAAATATTTAATTACGGAAATATAACTGCGGGGAATTAATTAAATGCGGGAATATATATATATATATATACATAGAATAATTAATTGCGGAAATAGTTATTATAATAAGGCGCACTATATAAGAATATAACTACGGAGATATATACATATAAGAATACATATAAGAATATATTTGCGGAGATTAATATATGAGAGAATATTACAAGTAATATTACATAGATATAACCATGAGAATAAGTAATCACGAATATTAAATAACGGAAATATAGGAAAAGATTAGATTGGCGGGGATAAATAATAAATTAATAACCATAAACAGAGTAATAAGACAGATTAGATAATGCGGGAATAATTATAAACTATATTATTGTTATCGGAGATATAGATATATGGGAATATAAAACATAAAATTGCGGGATAAACTAATTGCGGAAATATATAAGAGTAAATAAGAATATAAATAATGCGGAAATATAAATTATTTATGGACGGAATAAGAATAATAATTATAAGAATATAGACAGATAAGACAAGGGTAGAATAGAATATATTAAATACCTGTGCTCAAAAGACAGCCCCCACCCCTTAAATGGGATTCTTACTCCGGGTTGGATGGGCTACACGACATAAAACAGAATGAATTTTTTCAAGATTGAGACAAAAGTTAGTGCATGACAAATAACATGCGGGTAGTAATGTGTGGATAGTTTATGTATTTATATTACACGAATGAGATACTACGAATAATACTACACGGATATATAACATGCTGGTAAGTAATATTTGGATTACATTATTTATATTATCGAATGATATGTTTCCGGCAATATATTTTCCGGCGCATAATTATTTAAACAATAACTAAAACGGTGGGAATCTTATATATGTATATTCGGGTAGTTTATACGAGTACTTTTTACGTAAAAATTTTACGGTAGGAATTAATTTATATGTTAGTGCTGCATGTTTGTAGTTACTTGTAAGGGTGTTTATATGGTAGTTTATATGGTTATTCATACGGTTACCTGTGTTATTTACCTTGTGTTATCGATAAAGAAGTATGTATTTTTAGGGTACTAACAAATTGTAACCCTCTGAAAATCAGCAATGTTAACAAAAATGCTCTGTTTTAACGTTATTTTATATATGATTACTGTTATTGCTTTAAAACTTACAATTTATTAACAAAAAACAGTATGTTAGTACATAAGAAATAACTACCTTTGTAAACATTGAAATTCAAACAAAAATGGTGGATGCCGAAAAACCAAAGAAAAGAGTAGGCTATAAAATTAAATTCAGAATTATGAAAACTTTAGATGATGTAAAAAAGATTTTTAGTGAAGGTAGTTTAACTATGAATAGAAACCTACTCTACCTTACACACTTTGAAGACGGAGAATACGTGGAGTATTTAATCGCCGTGTATAAAAAAGCGGTGGATGAGGATACTTATGGTAAATTTAGTTACACCTCTGGGAAGAGGTACAATATTGCCGTTGTGGCTCCTGTTATGGGAGAGTTCACATACGGATTATTTGAAGAGGAGTTGGATGCTCCTGCCATTACTTATACGGAACAGTATATAGAAAAGGCTGTTCGGATATTTGATAGTTATCTGGAACAGTTTGAAGAATACATTGGGTAAGAAAGGAACAGTAATGAAAACGAATAATAGATTTCAAAATGCAATAGTCCTTCCCGAAGATAGGAGGGACTATGACAGTAAGGGAAGAGTAGTAAATTTGGAAAAAGAATGGACTCCTGAGATTACAATTGCAGAGCCTTATGACCCCGCATATCTGGAAGCAAGTTCGGTGGACTATTCAGTAACCGTGAAGAAGGATGAGGAAGTTTACTTTAAAAGGATTGACCGTTTGTACAAGGCACTAATAAAAAATAGGATTAAATTTACTTGGGAGGGTGAAGAGTTCGTTATTGAAGCTCAAGAACCTGACAAGGAATATCCGCAAGTAAGATACTTATATGTTGATGGACAATACTACACTTTCGCAACCGAAGAAAAGGAAGTGTATTGGACTACTTCCATAGGAGAGTTTATCGAATATGTTTCAGAATGGATTAACAATACTATAAATGAGTAATATGGAAACTGTAATCAAATTAAGAAGTAGCTTTATCAAGTCGGCTACTTACCACAAGGATAAAAAGAGACTTGACATACAAATAGGTGAGATGATATATTGTTACTATGGAGTAACCTCACAAAGAGTAGCAATGTTTAAAAGGGCGGTTTCAAAAGGTAGCTACTATGCTACTAAAATTAGAGGCCAATATAAAGTGATTAGGAGGAAATTAAAATGAAAGAGAAAACTTATAAAAGAGCAGTCATGGCCACAATAATAATTGGAGGTGGTTATCTCGCAATAAGAGTGATAGCATTTATAGTGGAGTGTATCATTTATTACGGAAAATAAAATGGAAACAATAGTGATAAATGGAAAGGAATATAAGTTCATGAGACCCGCAGCGGGTAGTTATGAATGTAAATTCAATAGAGCTACTAAGTTGGCAATGCGGTTCGAAGAACTTGACGAGAAATTCAACCGTATGATTGAAAAAGGAAATGGGATAACAAAAAATGCAAGGTTGGCACTTGCGTGTAGGCTGATGATGTACACGGGTATAAGAGTTGGAAACGAAGACTCTGCAGAAGGGTACATGACAAAACCTCATCCTAATAGTAAGAAAAAGCCTGAGTTCGTAAAAACATACGGACTAACAACTCTTAAAGCGGAGCACATTATTGTAGCACCTCACAAGACTTGCCTAAACTTTATAGGTAAGAAACAGGTGGAAAACAGTTTCTTTCTTAAAGGAAAGCTGGCAAAACAAGTAAGAGTGCTTGTTGAGATGTGCGAGGATACCTTGTTCGGAATAAGTGCATACGAGCTTACCAAGTTTATTAAGACGTATGTCGGTAAGAATTTTAGTCCGAAAGATTTCAGAACTATGAGGGCTAATATGGTAGCGTATGAAACACTAAGTGAAATTGAGAAAAGAGAATTTCCAAAATCTAAAAGAGAATTCAATTCCGAGATTAAGGAAATTGCAGTTAAGGTATCGGAACATTTAAACAACACTCCGGGTGTATGCAAGGCAAGTTATATAGACCCGAAGTTGTGGGATTATGTTGAACAAATTAGACCTGTAATTAAAAATGGAAAGAGATAAAATAAAAAAGTTTTCCAAAGAATTGGAGGACTTCTTAAAGTCCATTGAAGGAAAATATAGTATGTCATTTAAAATTGAAAAAATAAGAATAGGTGATAAACAGGCAACAGCTACATTTACAATGAGAGAAACTTCCGAAAGTGGTGAGATGGAGTTCTCGGAAATGGAGAATTTCATTGCGAATGAGGCTGCGCATCGTTACCTTTCATTTACGGGTAACTTCTTAGGAAGTTATTGGGAAGTTAACGGTGAGGTTTATAAAGTTGTGGAGTACTCGACACGTAGGACTAAATATTCTGTGAGTTTGGAGGACTTGGAAGGTAAGAGAATTATGTGTTCGTTTAACTACCTGAGAAGTGGAACGCAAGTTCATAAGGAGGTAGTAAAAAAGTTGACCAAGAAGGAATTTACATTGGACGATTTTTATAAGTGGGTGGAACTCGACCCTGAGGATGATACCATTTCAAAAGAGGATGAGGATATATGGGATGGTGTAAATGCTTTCATCAGTTTCGATATAACTGAGGATGAAAAATTAGTGGACAGGTTCTTTGAAGAGTACAGTCGCTTTGAAAAGAAAAAAGATTACAGAGTACTTACCACGTGGCTGTACCAAACACTATTCGTTGAAAAGAATATGGAGAAAGCAATTGAGGCAATGAAAAACTTCTAAAATATAAACGTATGAAAAAGATTTCAAAAGTCGCTCTATCGGCAATAGTAACAAAAAGAAAAAGTAAAGTTGAAAAGAAAACTTCCAAGAGGAACAAAAAACAGGAAGTTGCACCGTTGAACAAGGGAGATATTGTTAACGGTAAAGACGGATGCAAATACGTAGTTACAGACCCTGTAAAAAAGACGGTGAAGAAATTAAAATCGTTTTCCGATTTAACGGTGGACGATATTGAAGTAGGAGAGGCAAGTTTCATAACCTACCAACGCTATCTTAAAGATAGGTTCAATGAGGATTGTCCTATCAAAAAAGGAAAACTTTATTTCCGTGATTATCGGATGAAGTTCGATAATGAAAAAGGATTTATTGTTGAGGACATTCGGGATAACTACTCGATTGTGGATACTCCATTTGAAGGAATACCTACTCCGAGAGAATTGGGTGATTGGTTTGATAAACCTATTAAAGAAACAAGTCCTGAGGATATGCAAAAGGCAAAAGAGAACGGAGAAAAGTTGGTAACTCCACAAGTCAGAGAGGCAAAAGTATCTATTGATGATTTAAGAGAAAAAGTCATCAATAAAATTGAAGCAATAAGAAAAGGAGTTGAAACAAAATTTGACCCTCTGGATTTTCAACAAATGATTCCGAATAGGAAGTGGAGAGTTAATGCTGGTAAAATTATTAAGAAATGGAAAGAACGAAAAATAAGATATGCAAAAATGCTAACAATGCTGGAAGAATTGGTTAAGGATGATACAACGTTCTCGGACAAACCTAAAAAGGCAATACGAACGGATTTTGTCGGTACATCTTTACCGGAATGTAAAGAGGTGGGTATTTTAAAAGGAGATAAAATTGAAGTTGATGGAAAATTTATTCCGGCGGTTCCGTTTATAGAAAAATATATTCTGCATTATGAGCCGAAGGTTATGCCGCAACTTATGAAGTTTGCAAGTGGAGAAATTACGTTCGAGGAGTTACTTGAGAATCCAATTGTGAAGGATAATGATGTTTCTTACAATAGTAAGTTACTAAAGAACACGGTTGAGAATGCAAACATTTTATCCTGTTTGTGCGTCGTTGTTGGTTTATATGCACCGCAGGATATTCTGTTTACGGACGAGTTAAAAGTTGGAGACAAAATCAAAATATTTGAGGATGGCGAATTTAAAGTAAGAACCATAACCAATACGGACTTCGGAATTTGCTATGGTAAAGGAATAGGAATAATGAAGTTTGATAAATGGTACAAGATTTTGGAAAATAAAAAATAATTACTAACATTGCAAAGATTATGAGAGACTTATTAAACAGTAATCAAAGAGTACTTAAAGAGTTTGAGTATTTGGGTCAAACTTTTAAAGTAGTGAAGAGTGAGGGCAAGTATTACGTTACTTGGCACGATAAAATTATTTGGGTGATGACATACTTTAAGAGCAGCCAATATGTAGTTGACAATTTTAAGGGTATGTTGGATGCACGTGGTTACACGGAAGAGGAATTAATTAATAATCTAAACAGATTTTGATATGTTACTAACTTTCGTAATTACTTTTTTAGTACTGTACCTATTGACAAAAAAGAAGTTTTGGAAATTCCTTCTCTTTGTTGTGGTGGTGCTTTTGTTGCTATGAGTGTACGAATTATTTGAACGCTTGAAACTACTTAAAACAGTCTAAAACGTCCCTATAAAGTACCTATAAAACCACCGTATGAAGTGCATATAAAACGGTTGCTATGAAGTGCAAAAATATAGTGCTTTTATAATTGAATATTGAAAATGGAACTAAGAACTTATAATGTTGAGAATATATGGTTTGAGCATGTAATAGTGGAGATTGATGGAGTTATCGGTGTAAGAAAAACATTCTGGGAACAAAAAGAAAATATTAAATCAATGCTTTCACAAATTAGTGAAAAGAATGGAGAATTTATATTATCTTTGGGACATGTTCGTAAGGATGGAGAACAATGGACTCCTTATCTTCAAATAATTAAAATGCTAATTTTAATGGGTGAAAAATTAGGATTGGTTTCTTATGAAGGGAAATTAGAACCAACCACAAAAATTAAATTACTATGGCAAGAAGAAAAGTAAACACAGAAAATGGTGAACTTATCGAAATAGAGGAAATAAAACAAAGGATAAGGAGCCACATTGAAAAGAATTATGGTGGAGTTGCCAATTTCCTTAAAACCGATATTGGTGAGAAAATGGGAGGGCAAGCTATTCGACCTTATCTTTACGATAAGGGTGCAGTTAGTTTTGAAGTGCTAAGAAAGTTATGTGAGTATTTTGGTATTGGACGATTAAGTAAAAAAACTTACATCGTTCGGACTGTAAAATACAGATTAGAAAAATGATTGTGTAGGAGCAATAAATAACAAACATTAAACATTCAAAGATTAGAAATTTATGAAAAAAGAAAAAGTAGTGAAAGCGCATACCCGCAAAACTAAGTCGGGTAAAACCGTTCAGGTAAGGCAGCACGTAGCTAAATACGATGCTTCTGATATGGCAAAAGAAGCCCTTAAAAATAAGAAGGGTGCAGGTATGGAGATTGCAAGTAAAAAAGGTGGAGTTTTTAACAAAGACCTTCACCTTGACAACATGCTTAAAGACCCGGCAGCTGTCGAGTTGTTTAAGGCTTGGGATGCTATGGACAGTGGTCTTTACAATGAACAAGAAACAGGTAAACCTTTTAAAGGGTATAAAAAGGCTGAAAATAGTCTTAACAGGCAAAAGAAAAAATTGGATGCCAAGTATGGAAAAGGTGCTGGAGATTATCTTGAGAATAACATCACGGACTATGTTACCTTCAAGAAGGGAGGTAAAGCTGTATTTAACCCCAAAGGGTCTAAGTAGGAAATGTTCATAACGGGTAAAAGTCTTCAATACTCTTAGAAGTGGAGAAGACTTTTATAATTAAAAAATTAATTGCTATGAAGAAGGAAAAAATTGTAAGAGCTCACACACGTAAAACTAAATCGGGAAAAGTTACACAGGTTAAACAACACACGGCTAAATATGATGCTGCAAGTATGGCTAAGGAGGCACTCAAAAAAGTGGGTTCCGGTGAAGAACTTAAAACACGTAAAGAGTTGTCGAAAATTCCTGTTAGCTTAGGTGATTTTAAAGTGTGGTATAATTGGAATAAAGATAATGACCCTGAGAATGAAACGGCTCTTAAAGTTGAGAATACCCTTATAAAGGCTCTGGGCAAAAAAGAGTATAACAAATTCCATAAGGAGGCTAATAATACTTGGACTAAAAATGGGCATAAAAGAAGTTATGAAAGTATGGCCGAAAAGTTAATTGGCGAAAGTACAGATGATAATAAGTATAAGGAATATATTATTACTAACCCTAAAAATAGAACTGTTAGTAGGGTTAATGGTATATATTTCATAGTAAGATGAAAAAATGGGAAGGTGGAATTGTGAAACCTGCATGGTATGATTAATTTATTTCTTACTATGGCAGGAATTGAAATAAGTAATTAAATTAGGGGATATTGAAAAATATTCCCTATTTTTGTATCCAAACGGAAAGGATATGAACGTTAAGTCGAGAAACATTAGAAGCATAGACTATTCCAGAAATACTCATGAGCTGTTTATAGTTTTTTTGAATAGGCCGAGACTTACTTACATATACAAAAATGTTTATCCACAAGTTTGGACTAAGTTTGTAAAGGCTGAAAGTAAGGGAGAATTTTTTGCCAGCAGAATAAAGGACAATTATTCCTATACAATAAGAAACAATTATGCAAACGATAACAAGAACATTTGAATTTGACACGGCTCACAGAGTAATGAATGAGCGTGTTAAGTGCTTCAATTTGCACGGACACAGATTTAAAGCCGAAGTAACTTTCGGCTATGATGTATTGAGAGCTATTGGATACGCAATAGACTTTAAGGAGTTGAAACGTGTATTGGGTTCTTTCATTGATGACAGATTCGACCATGCAGCTATGTTAAACCCGATGGATAAGGAATTAATCGGAGTTGTAAACAATAACGGTTGGAAGTTGTGGTTGATGGGACTTGGTTCTGGGGAAGATGTAAATCCTTCTGCGGAAAATATTGCATCGGAAATTTTCTATATAACCAATAAGTTTTTCGATAAGGAAAAACACGGTATATGGGTTGAAAAAGTAAGACTGTACGAGACACCTAATTGTTGGGTTGATTGTAACGATTATCATTACTCGGCTACCAATAAAGTTGATGAGGAACTTAATGAGTACAGATTAAGTATGGGTGATATGGAATATGATATTAGAGGAGTGCTATGAGTAGAAAAACAAAATTAGGAGATTCGGGGTATGTTTTTGCAACAGAGGGAACGGAATTTGACGATATTTCAACAGATTCCCTAAAAGGAAAAACAGTATCTTTCGACGCACATGAGATAACGGGTAAAATTATAGAATTCGGAAGAGTACTTACAGGACTTTCATTGTATGAATATCAATATGAGATTGCATATTCGATTATTTATTCCGTAATAACTTTTTCAGGGGATGTAAAGACGGTACTGTTATCGAGACAGTCAGGTAAATCTGAGGTTATGGCATTTGTTATAGATACTCTTACAGTACTTATGCCTGCACTTGCAAAGATTATTCCCGATTTAGACCAATTCAGCACGGGTTTCAGGGTTGGACTTTTTGCTCCACAATCAGACCAAGTTGCTACTACATATTCGAGGGCAATGTTAAGGTTGAACTCTGCAAATGCGGAAATGATAATGGCCGACCCCGATATTGATATTTATGCGGAAAGTGAAGTAAGACTTGAATTAAGTAATGGCTCATATCTTATGGGTCAAACGGCAAGTAAACAATCAAAAATTGAATCTAAGACATACGACCTTATTATAATTGAGGAAGCACAAGATGTGGACGATTTTATTGCTACCAAAAGTATAGAACCTATGGTTTCGAGTACAGGTGGTACTATTATAAAGGTAGGTACAACGGGTACACAAAAGAATCATTTTTGGAATGAGATACAATACAATAGAAACAGGGATAGAAAATTAGACGACCCAAGAATACGTAATCATTTGGAATTTGCATACAAGCGAATTATAAATGACAGACGTTTGCAGTATGAAAAGGATGGTAGGAGGTTCCACCTTAATTATGAAGCCGATGTACTTAGAAAACGAAGTCGTTGGGGTGAGGATTCTCAGGAATTTAAACTTGCGTATGCACTTATTTGGGATTTGGAAAGTGGAATGCTCATTACGGATAACGATTACAATAAATTGATTAACCGTAAAAAGGGTTTCGGAGTTCCAAAAGACGGGGATTACATTGTTGCGGGATTGGATATTGGTAAAAGTCCTGCAAGCACGGTTCTTACGATAGTCAGAGTAGTTGAAAACGAGGATATTTTTGAAGTTCCAACTAAGGAAATTCTAAATTGGGTTGACTTGGGAGGGCTTGACTACGAGATACAACATCATGCAATATTGGATGCTATTGTGGAATACAATATTTCCACTATCTTTGTTGACTATACGGGTGTTGGTAAGCCCGTTGTTGACAGACTTATTTATGCTTGCGGAGAGTATGTAAATATAGAACCCTATCCGTTTACTTCACAAAGCAAGTCGGATATGTGGTACAGTCTTACTTCGGATATTGCTGCAAAAAGAATTATCATACCGGCAAATAAGACGGTAAGAAGTTCTTCACAATATATAAAATTCGAGGAGCAGATTAAAAACTGTCAGAAATATTTTAACGGCTCCTATATGGTATGCGAAAAGTCGGATGGTTATTTCGATGATTATGTGGATAGTTTGGGACTTGCATGTTTAGCCGCAAATAACGAAAAGGAGGAAACTCTTGAAATGGAAGTTTTGGACAACCCACTTTATCAGGGAGTAAAGGATGTAGTTGGTGCAATTAAAAGAAATTCTTATTAAATATGAGCAGTATAGATTATAACAGTTACAGTGGTTATCCTATGAGCCAGCATTGGAATCCCGATGCTAAACCACTTGGAGAAGCCACCACAATATTGAGGTCTTTTGTATCTCAGAATATTGTAAATGACAGTGAATGGGAACTCGACAGAGTAACAAAATACTATCTGTTTTGGAAATTTTATGAGGGGTTACACTACAAGGATTTCAATGACGGATTGCTTTCATTCAATTACATAAGGGCTTTCATAGATAAAGTTATCATGTTTTTACTTGGTGAGGAAGCATTCTCATTTCAGGTAAAAAGTTTTTATTCGGAGCAAATAGACAGGGAACTTGAAAAGGATGTTGAACAACTCATGATGTATCATTGGGGTAAATCGGGAAAAGAAACGGTTGCTTACGAAATGTTGCAAATGGGAAGTATAACGGGAGATTGTTGGATTGGAATTAATTGGGATGATACCGAAAAATTCTGTAAAATTGAAGTTTATGACAGTAGGCAAACATTCCCGGAATTCAATAATGGAGATTTCAACGATATAAAATCTATACGGATACGGCAGACACTCGACCCAAAAACCACTAAAAGCGGATATAAAATGTGGGTTAGGGAAATAAGTAAAACTCACATAAGCGAATGGTATCAAAAAGGTGTTGAACTTAACAATGTTCAGAAATTTGAGGAGAAAAAGGATAAGAACAAATACGGTTTTATCCCTGTTATACATATTAAGAATAGGCCAAATTCGGCGGGGTATTATGGTAAGTCGGATGCAAACGATATATTGAAGATAAATAAGGTGTACAATGAATTGATGCAGACAATAAAGTCGGTTATAGATTATCATGTTACACCTACAACCGTAATAACGGGTGCATCGGCAAAATCACTGAAAAAAGGACTCGGTCAGATATGGTCGGGATTACCTGCGGAAGCTAATGTATTTAATCTTGGTTTGGATGTGGATATTTCTGCGGCCACAAATTTTGCGAGAGACCTGAAATTGGCTATGCACGAATTATCGGATGTACCTGAAAATGCACTCGGTAAAATACAGGCAATAAGCAATACTTCTGCGGCTGCATTGCAGATTACATATCAACCTCTGGTACAACAAGCCAATTTAAAGGCTACAATGTACGGAGAAGGAATTACCAGAATAAATTCAATGATTATGAGAATTCTCAATATTGAGAATCCAAATGATGAGAGACTTAAAAGAGTATTTTCCAAAAATAAAAACTTTCTTACGGAAATGCAGATTGTACCTGTTTTCGCTTTCGGATTTCCAAGAGACAAAATGGAGGATTTGCAAAGAGCACAACTTGAAAGCCAACTCAAAATCGGTTCACGCAGAGAGTGGATGGAACGCATGGGTAAACAAAATGTACCCGAATTACTTGAGGAAATTGATGAGGATATGATTGAACAAGCAATGTTGCAAGTAAAATTGCAGGAGATGCTTGGTTCGGGAACTATGAATGGAATGGGAAGTGGAGCCACCGAAAATGAAGGTTCTTATAATACGGAGGATACTGAGGATACTAATCAGGAAGATACTGAGCAAATGGAAAAAGAATAAAAATCTAAAATATATTTCGCATTTCAATTTATTTGTTATAATTTTGAGGTGCTATCAGATTTATTGTTTAATTAATAATTTTTAGAAAGATGAACAACAAAATTAATGCAGAGGATTTGCACGATGTTGCAAAGGATACCAGCAAGGCAGTATCCGACAAATTCGTTAATCCGGGTACACCCGAAGCACCACTTGTATCGAGAGAAAACATGTCTCAAGCTACATTGAATGGTGGGACGGAACAATTACGTAAACGGATTATTAAGTAAGTACTAACAGGAGTAACTTTTCTAATGAAGAAATAAGATGAAAGAAGAACAAACAAACCCAGAAGCACGAATCCCGGAAAGTATTACGATTGCGGATGTTACTTACAAAATTTCAGAAACCCCAGAACTTAAAAGTTTAATTTCAGAAGTGGCAAAAGTAGAGAAATCGAAATTGTACTCACAGATTGATGCTTTGAGGAAACAGATTGATGATTTGAGAACCGTAGAAGTGGAACCGTCATCTGCCCCTTTTGACGAGAAAAAACTTATCGAGGCCTTGAAGAACTCGTTTGTTACCAAAGCGGATATTGAAAGTACAGTCAGAGCGGCTATTAATGAAGCCGTTAAACCGATAATCGATACGGATGCCGAACGTAAAGCTATTGAACTTAACGAGTACAGGGAAAAACTGATACGAGAAAATTTAGCCACGTGTATACCGGAATTGGTAAAAGGGAACACTAAAGAAGAACTTGAAAGCTCATTGAAAGAATCCATTAGAATCCGAGCATCATACCCAAGTGCAAACACACCTACTCCTACGGGAGGAAAAGTTGTTGACCCACTTATTCAGAAACAGACATTGGAACAACAGATACAAGCTCCTACACAACATGTTGTGGAACCAATGGTAACTGAAAGCCAAATTTCACCTATACCACGTCGGCAAGCCCCAGACGTAAATGCACCGGCTTTTCCTAAACGAATGACACCCGAAGAATTTGCAAAAAATCGGAAGGCGTTACAGGAGCAGCTTAGCAGCATGTACGGACAGGGTCAGTAAATAACAAAATAAAAACAAAAACTTAAGACATGGTAACTATTATTTTAATGATGGCCGGAATTTTGGCCATTTCGAGCATTTTTGTGTTTGGGGAAACAACTTCGGCTTCTGCAAATGAAGGCGGTTATACGTCTATCCCTCAGGCAGTACGTGATTTTTACTCACAAGAAGTTATGTTTCAGGCTCAGCCGAGACTTCGTTTTTTGCAATTTGCAAAAGTCAAACGAGATTTACAGGCTGTTCGTGGAAAAGCTATTGTGTTCGTAAAATATGGAAATTTGGCTGGTGGTGGAACTCTAAATGAATCGGATGTTCTTACACCGGAAGGTATGAGTACTTCCGAGATTGTAATACCTGTAAAGGAACAAGCAAACTCTATACAAGTTACGGAATACTTACTTAGAACTTCATTACTTGATGTATTAGGCGATGCAAGTAGATTGTTGGCTAACAATATGGCGGTTGTTCTTGACGGACAATTTAGAGATGCCGTATTACTTACTCCAAACGTTGTTTACGGTGGAGATGCTACTTCTCTTTCAGACCTTGCTACTAACGACGGACTTACAACTAAGACTGTTAAGGATGCCGTTGAAGTATTGGCAACCAATGATGCACCAAGAATTAATGGAGATTACTACGTATGTATAGCACACCCTCATCAATTACGTCAGCTTCGAGATGATAAGGATTGGATTAATGCCAATACTTATATGGGACGAAGACAATTGTATGTAGGTGAAGTTGGTATGTACGAAGGATGTATTTTTATAGAGTCAACTCAAATGCCCCATCTAAATGCGGCCGGTATTGCAGAAAAATACGGTGCAGGAGCAACTGTTACGGATGCTTATGAGGCAGTGTTCTTTGGAGATAATGCTTACGCATGGGGTGTTGCACTTGATGTGGAACTTCGTGATGATGGAGTTGTAGAGTTAGGTCGTAAACATACTCTCGGATGGTATGGTATTTGGGGAACAGGAATTCTTGAAGAACGTAATATTGTCAAAGCTCTCACTGCATAAGAGTAGTGAGGGCTTTGCCCTTTTAAATTTATAAATACTTTACATTATGGCTAAGAAAGCAGATATTGAAGAAAAAGAGATTAAAATTACACCTGTAAACGAGGTAGAAATTAACGAAGAAGTAGAGGTAGCACCGACTATCGAAGTGAAAGTATCTAAGGATACAAAAAAGTTGGTAGAGATACATACACTTGAGGATGTTGATGCCACTATTGGTGGAGCAAAGTATAAATTCCGTAAGGGCACCGACCAGAAAGTTCCTGTGGATGTAGCAGCTATTCTTACTAATTCTCGTAAGGCTTACAGAAAATAAGTATGGCTTCGGTAACACTACAAGAGATTATGATGTCGGTCAGAGAGCTAACCTTTGACCGCTTCATAATTCCGGCATTTACTTTAAAACAGTCGGCTGATGCAGCTGTAAAAGTAGATAAAGACCTACTTAGGATAACTAAGTCTGGTTCGGAAACCTTGTATGAGTTTACGGATTATCCTACTCTGTACGAGCTTACAAACAAATTGCTGGATGACGGAGTAGTACTTGCATTCACTCCTTATTTTAAGAATGATGAGCCAAGCACTTCATTGATGCCCAGAGAAACCGATTTAACGGAAAATGTTACTCTGTACAGAAGGTATTTCTTTTCGGATTCATCTTTAATCGATGAGATTAAGAACTACTATCTTAAAGTATTGGATTTACCTAATGTTGAAGTTACAGACGAAATAGTGGCTAAACTCAAAAGACCTTCCGAAAAACACATGGCTATATGGGTATCCTATAAGTTGGTTGAACGAAGAAGACTTTATGAGAATGCTGTTACACACGTGGGTGAGACTTTTTCCGATGGTAGCAATTATACTGCGGGAAGTGGAGTTACATTACCTTCGAGCACAACCGTAAATATAGGTTCTGTATTTTCAATTACCGAAGATGTTACTCAGGGGTATTTTTATGAGGATTTCAATAGAGTTGGCTCCGATAATACATGGGGAGACAGATACTCATTTTGGTATAAACTCATGTTATATCTGAGAGGACTTATTGAAGAAGATTTCGGTGATTACTCATTACGGAAAGATACTGTTATGGGTGGAAGACTTAATCTTGTACGAGATTTGGATTTCAGAGCATACTACGATTCTTATCCGTTTACGTTATCACCGTTATCGAGAGGAATCGTATCTAAGCAATCATAATTGGGATGTTGATAAACGAATCGGCTTTCAAAGTATATCAAAAGAATTTCCACAATAAGATAATGAGTACACCTCATACACTAACTATGGAAATTTTTTCCGTTGTAGAGACACCCACAGACGGTGAGTTTGATTTGGATATGTTTGTAGGAGACAGTAAACGGGATTCTGTGGAATATACGTTTAATGCACTTTACGAAAAAGATATTTCCACAAGAACAAGGGAAAAGTACGGAATAACCAATTTGGTAAACGGAATAGTTTACTTATCTCCATTACAGGTATTACCTAAATTAGGAACTTACAGAGTTGATAAGGACAAAACCGTTATTCATTTTAATGGAGCTGTTCAGGTTATCGACAAAATCGACTATCTTGAAGAGATGTATGGAAGTTGTATTGCAATTCAAATATTTTTGAAAGATGCTACAAAAGGAGGTTAGAGCACCTATTGAGGAAAAGAAAATTACTCTTGAGAATCCCAAATCTATTATTCCGAGAGCAAAGAAAATTCCTGTAAATTTCAGAGAAAACAGGTACGGTGCAGATATTGAATATGAAGAAAGAAAATTACCCGTTGAGTATAAAGACGACATGGAATTATGAGAAAGTTTCCAAGAATGCCTAAGGCACTACTAAAACCACCACCGGGTTTTAAAAAACCGAGAGTTGCGGATTTTGAGAACGACATGCAAATGCTCGGTGAGGAAATTGCTCAGGATTTTATGGATACCATTATTGAAAATATTGAGAACAATACTTACGGGTTTGAACTTGCTGAGAGTACAATTGACAGAAAGGGAAGTGATGTTCCGATGATTAGTACGGGTGAGTTAATTGAGTCCATTTACAGAGAAGGAACTTCTGTATCTGTAATGGATACTCCAAGAAAAAACGGTTTAACCAACTTGCAACTTGCCATGATTTTGGAATATGGAACTAAGGATAAACATGTTCCCGGATTTCCTGTTTGGAGATTTACATATAGGGATTTTAAGGATGAGGCTGAACAACGAATCATAGATTTTTTTGAAAACAATGGCAAAGGAAATAATCGTTAAGGGCTATCGTAGAAGTGAGGATGGTAAAACCTTTGAAGTCAAACCGTACAAAAGACGTGTTGGTTTCAAGGGAATTTTTGGCAATATCGGTAAGCCAAAAAGTGTTCCAACCAATAAGCCGACAGTACCACAGACACCTGTGGAGGATATTTACAAACCTCCTACTACTAAAAGTGAAGCTGAGGCATGGGATGCTGCATATCGTAAAAAGGAGAGTAAAAGAATATCCGATATGTTTGCTCATGTAAATACTTCTGAGCCGAAATACTTGGAAATTGACGAAAAACAAAGGGACATGTTCGATAGAGCTGAGGATAAAATCGCTAAATTTGTAGAGAAATATACTAAACAGAAATATAAACGGATGCTGTAATGCTAACTTCGATAACTCAGGTAAATACGGAATTTTTTAAATTGTTTCATGGGATACATGTTCCTGTGGGAAATGATTTTATTCATGTTCCGAGCAGATATTTTAAAAAGTCCAGCTATAATTATGTAGAAAATACTCCTGAGACTTATCCGTGCACTACCATACAGGATTATGCTCCTGAAATGAAGCCTGAATGGTTTATCGATATGAAAACAAGGATAAGTGGAGTTTCTGAGGACGGTTTAACCGCTTTTATATACAGGAACCCTGTATGGATGAATTTCAGATATGATGTAGGACTTGCATCAAAAGGATACAAAGAATCTATTTTATTGAGGGATTATTTCCAACGCAGATTTAATGTTGAGGTTGGTTTTATATTCAACCAAAAAATAATAGACGGCGATATTATCGGAGATGTTGTTCCTTACACTATGAGAATGACGGATATTCCGAGAAGCGACGGAATTTTTGAAACTAATATGGAATTTAATTTATCGGCTTGGATATACTTAACCGAACCTAAGGAAGTGGAACTTGTAAAGAATATTGTATTAACTGTAACACCAAAACAAAATGGATAAAGAACTAACAACCGAAAAAACGGATGTAGTAACCGAAAAAACTACTCCAAAAGCAAAAAGTGCTCCAAAAAAACCTGCAACAAGGAAAGTGTGGAATATAAGTAACAACAAAATCGAGCTTGATATAAACGGTAAGGCTGTATCTATTGCACCCAAGCAAACTATTGAAGTACCTGAGGATTTTGTGATACCATTAAATATAGGACTTATTGAAAGATGACAGTAGGATTTACCATAACCGATTTAAAGGGCGCAAAACAAGCGGCTATTGATTATATCAAGGAAACATGTATTCTTGAAAGCAGAGTAATTGCGGAAAATTTAGTCAATTCGGGTAAACTTCCCATAAATGTTTATGCACCTTATGTGAGGCTGGCTCCATTAGGGTCTCTTCCTTTCGATTTTGAGTACATACAACCTCAGCCCGGAAAATATGTAGTGGCGTCTATTGTAAATTTTATGGTGGAACTTCCGTTTAATGCGGGTTCGATAAGACTACTTCCAACACAATATGTGCATGTGGCACAAAAGGAAATTGAACAATTACTACCATACGTAAGACAGGGACTTATAAGAACGTTTCCTGAATATGATGAGAACGGTGTAAAATGGATTCTTGAAACGGGTTATTGGGATGATGAAGGAAAATGGATTGACATGGCTGAATGGGATGATTAAAAACAATAAATATTGGATTATTTTTGTAGGGGTAGTTATTATTCTTATATTTGTATGGGCAATATTTATAAGGAAATCTAAACCTACGGAACAGGACATTTACGAAAAGAAAATCGAAATGTTGCAAGATTCCATAAATTCTCTAAACAGGAGAATTTTGGCAGGTAAGGAAACCATCGATAGCCTGAAAGTTGAAATTACAAAAGTACAGGGTACTATAATTTATATCGAGAAGCAAGGTGAAAAAGTGGATAATTGGCTTGTTTATGCTGGTACTGATGCAAACTTACGGTTTTTGTCAGACTACTTATCCGGCGAAAATGATTTCTCAGAAAGGTGATACTATTATAGCTATTACTGTTCCTCAGATGATAATAATCAACAGAACAATTAACGGCTATAATAATCTGAAAGAGGTAAATCTGTATTTAAAGAAGGAGCTCCAATATACAAATCAAATGTATCAGGAGTTGAGTAAAGTTTCACAACAACAAGATTCTATTATTAACTTAACGAAGAAACAATATGAGGAATCTAAGGGATACATTGAACATCTCGACCAAACTATTAAGGACAATAAAAGGAAGCATAACAAAAATATGATTAGAGTCGGAGTAGTAAGTGTATCTGTGGGAGCAATTATAGGACTACTTATAAAATAAAAGGGGCATTTATTAGCTAATAAAATTTTAAATATGAACGATATTGGATTAACAATTATTGAAGACGTAGCCAAAGGGGCTACTTCTTACAAAGGGCCTTCAAAGAGGAATATTGGAATTTTGGGTCAATTTGTTCGGGGTGCTGCATTCCAGCCTAACAAAGTGTCTTCTATTGAAGACCTTAATGTTATTTTTGGAGGACAAGACCCTAACTTTTTCGGCCCAAGAATCGTAAAAAACATCTTTGATGAGGTTGGAAATGCCCCTGTTACCCTTTATGTAGCAAGGGTTGTTGGAGAGGATGCTGTTGCTGCAACAGGAACTGCACCGTTAGGAGAGGAAGCTACCATGAATGTTACTGCCGGATATAAGGGCAGTAAGGATGCCGGTGTTTGGGGAAACAACATAAAAGTTACTCTATATTCTTACGGATATAGAGCTAAGGATGCTTTCCTACTTACTATTGAATATGGTGAGGACATTGAGCAATATCAGGGTGCTTCTCTGGCGGAAATTCAAAGTTCTGTAAACAGGGTCAGCAAGTATGCTATCGTGGAATTCACGAATGAAATTCCCAAGATAGTTATGAAAAATGTTGTGGGTACTGTAACTACTACTTTATCCTCGAATAATCTTACGGGTGTCGGTACATCTTTTCTTACGGCTTTAAAGGTTGGAAGCGTTTTATATGATTCCACAGGAAAACTCATCGGAACTGTACAAAGTATTACATCAAATACATCGGCACTTCTTACAAGCAGGGCTTTTGTTGCAGTTACAGGTGCGGCCATAAAAGTGAGGGATGATGTTTCTTACACGGCAACACTTACAGGTGGACTTGATGGAACCGTTTCCGAAAGTGATTTTTACCCTGTGGAAAGTGCAATTGAGCCTAAGGGTTTTGCATGTTTTGACGGATATGATGTTCAAATATTGGCGCATACGGAATTTCATACACTATCTTTGGAGAAAATATTCAAACAATATCTCGAAAACAGAAAAGGGCCGATTGGGGTTATCAATCTTCCTTTAAATGCGGATGCAGGTACGGCTGAATTGTATGCTATGGAATTGCAATCGGCTGGTACAAGTTACATGGCCGGTTACATGGGATGGGTTAAAGTGCCTGATGAACTCGGAAATATTGTATTGATACCGGCTATTGGTGCTATATTGGGTGCAGGATATATAAGAACTCCTTACATACAGGGTGATTTTATTCATATTCCACCGGCAGGGGTTGATTCCGTATTTAATACGGTTTTGGATGTTGTTCCTGCAAGATTATCCCAAACAGTAATCAACAGAGTTGTTCGGGAATTTACCTGTAACGTAATACAGTATGTAGAAAACAAAGGTTTCTATGTAGGAACTTCAAGGTCTTATTCGACTGACCCTCTGTATCAAAGCATACATATCAGAATGCAAACTTCGTACTATTCGAGGAGCTTGTTTGAAAGTATGAGATTTCTCGAACAAAAACCTAACACTCCCGAATTGAGACGTGAAGCGCTTGTTGAATTGGAAACATTCTTCAAGGGCGAATATGACAATGGAGCTTTGGAAAGAAGTATTCCTTTTGCTAAGGCATATATGGGAATATGTGATAAATCAAACAACCCTCCAACTCAGGACAGGAAAGTGTTGAATATTGATGTTCTGTATGTTCCTACGGAATGTACGGAGAGCATTAAGATTTCACTTCAACGAAATGATGGGATATTAACTTCAATAACACAATAATATGGCTAAACCGCAGAAACCCCAAGATGCTTATGTAGTAAACGGATGGTATTTGGAAATACCCGTACCCGGAATACTGAGCAACGGAATATTTGAGACTCTCGATGGAGTACAAAAACAGTCGGGAACTGTTCAAATTGTTGATGGTGGTACAAACAGGAAGTTTAACTTCAGCGACCAACTCATTGACTATGGAGAAATGACTTTAACAAGAACCTATCAGGGTAATGAAGCAGACCGTGCAATGGAAGCACTTGTTACTACCATGATAGAAACAGGATTAAAGTTACCTGTCAGAGCAGTAAAATTACACAATGGACGTGAGGTATTTACAATAGTATTTGAAAATTTCAGATTCATGTCGGAGCAACATCCTACTTATGATGTTGGTGGGCAGGACAAATATACTGTAAGCTACACGGCTACTTGTGATGGATGGTATATCATACCTGTTGGAGCGTAATTAGAATTTTGAACAAACACTAAACGAAGAAAAATGGAAGGATTATTTTTTGAATTACCCGTTGGATTACATCTTAACGGAGAAATTCATAAGGACGTAGAATTACTTAGAACAAATGGTGTTGCGGAGAAAATTTTTCTGAAAAAACTCTCTGAGAAACCGTACACATGGCAGGGAAACGTCGTTTCGGCCGCTGTAAAAAATATTGGACAGTATGAAATAGGTTCGGAAGTAAGGGAAAAATACCTTAAAGACGGGTCTGTAACTATTCCTATGGTTGTAAACAAGCTAACTCTTGCGGACATCAATACTTTATTGGTTGAGATTCATCGCAGAGTATGGGTTAGTTTTATACCTAAACAGGAAGTTATTTGTAAGTATTGCGGAAGAAAATTAATTGCGGACATTGATTTGGATAAAATCGATTTTCTTCCCGAAACTAAGGAAACTATGGAATCTGTTACCGATTATTCGCATATTGTTGTGGATATGAAGTATGGATTTAAACCTCCTAAAATTTCAAAACTTACGGATAAGGAAGAATATCAAGGACTCACCGAAATGGAGTTCAAACGTTTTGTATTTAGACCACCGTTGCTTGAAGACGCAATCAGAAACGAGAAATATATTTCTGATAGCATAGGATTCTGGAGGCGTATCGCAATGGATTGTTTATTGGAAATACAGTGTTTGGACGATTATGGAAATGTTCAAGATATTCTGCCAAAAGAATTTCATACTTACTACGGGCTCAAAATTTTTAATGAGCACTTGGACGGTTCGGATTTACGTAAAGTTCGAGAAGCACTTACAGAGTATCTGCCTACACTTCCGTTTGCTTATTACGAGCCTTGCGGATGTGATGAACAGAGGGAGATTCCTATGGTTATGGAGGCTTCCAATTTTTTCTCGGAATGACGTTTTGCCCGGATGTTTTTCAATTATGGTACAAAGAATACCCTATGTTTACACAATGGTCGGCGAACAAGGGTATTCTTTTTCCACCGAAAGAATTGGCGGAGGATGAAGGAGAACAATACGACTTAACGTCAAAAGCGTATATATTGATGAAACGTCTCGGACAAGGGTACGATACGATTCTTCAAATGGATGCCGACGAAAGGGATAAGTTATTTAAGATGGAAATGGAGCTCATAAAAAAGGAGTCCGAAGACCGTAATAAAAACAACTTCAATGGCTAATGGAAAAGTAACAGGGAATGGCTCCCAATTTACATACGATTTTGGAATAAACATTGCACAACAAACAGTTGCGAGAATTACGAGGTTAGCGGGGGCATCTCTTACGTTAGCCTCTGCTTTTTATTCACTGAATAGAACGGCTACGGAATTCAACAATACTTTGCGGGAAAATGCTTTGCGATTCGGTGGAATGATTTCCACTATGAGAGCAATGGAACAGGCACAGGAACGTTTGATAAAAGGTCAATCTTATTTTACAGTGGATGACCAACTACGTGGAATGAATGAACTCATGTCTGCCGGCGTTAAAGTAGGGGAAAATCTCGAATGGATTAATAAGGCTGCACATGCCACAGGACGTTCATTCTCCGAATTTGCTCAAGCAATTTCCAGCGGAATTTCTGGCAGTATGGGAGCACTTGTCGATATGGGATTGCTCACACAAAGAGCTGCAAGGTATTTTGAAATGTACCCGGCTAATACCCTAATGAGGCAACAGGCTATACTTAACTTCGTTAAGCAACACAAGGGTTTGCAACAATTAATCAAGGAGGACTTTGAAACTATTCAAGACCAAATGACAAGGTTAAAGGGTACTTGGGCAGGATTCATGCAAGCAATTGTCGGTAGGCCTAATGACCCAAGCAGTTTAACGGGTATGACCAACTCCGCACTGAAAGGAATTGCGGAAGCATTTGCAAGAAACTTTCAAATGATAAAACAATATGGAGAGGGAATCGGTATCATACTTGGTTGGACTGTAAAACAAGTGGGAAAAGTTATCTTATGGTTAGGAAGACAAGCTAAAAATGCAACCAACATGATGCTCGGTTCAAGTGAGACTTTTGCAGAGCGCATGAGGTCGCTTGTAGTTTGGTTGGAATTCTGGAAATTACGTGTAAAGGACTTCTTTGATGAATATGGCGGATTAATAAAGGGTATTGCTAAGGTACTTCTCGTATTTTGGGGGTTGAAAAAAGTGTTTGTTATTAGTGAGGCTGCACTTGCATCTGTCAGAGCCATGAACACTTTACTCCTTGTCGGAATAGGAAGAATGAAAACCTTTAACAGGATGATAAAAGCTATATTCACGGGCGGGTTATTTGCTCCTGTAACTAAGGCTTTTAAGATAGTATTCCCAATGGCGGGAAGGTTATTGTCTATTGTTCAGGGTGCAGTAAAAGGTTTCAGGCTCATTAAAGGGATAATAATTAATTTACCTAAGATATTACTTGCCGGAACAAAAGCAATACTTAGGTTATTTACTGCAAGTAACCCTATTGGTTGGATTGCACTTGCTATTTCCGGGCTTGTTTTACTGTACAAAAAATCTGAGCAGTTTCGTAATTTTGTGAATAACACCTTTACAATGATTAAGGAAGCATTGAAACTTGTATGGAATTCCTTAATGTGGGTGTATGTAAATGTTAGAGCAAAACTTGAAGATGCTTGGAAATGGGTAAAAACCAAAATATTTAAGCCTATCGGTGAATTTTTTTCCAATATTGGAGAATGGATTACAAATATGTGGACAAAATTTAAGGATACAACTGTCGGAAAGTGGATAGACAAATGGATTGTTCAACCTATAAAAGGAGTTATCGATGCACTTACGGGATTGTGGACTAAATTAAAAAATATTGTTGGTAAGGGTATTTCAGGTGTTACTAATTGGCTGCGTGGTGCAAATGAGGATGTAACCATGTCGGCACAGGATATTGCAAATGCACGGGGATACAGTGTTCCATTTATTACGGGAGACAATAAAGTTCCGGCAACACCTTCTGTGGATATGTCGAGGGAAAGTTCTTCGGCAGGAGCTGTAAATGTCAACCCGATTATTCAAGCACCTTCTGCACCGAAGACTACACCTGCAACTAATGAGCAACCCTCAACGTTTAACCTCAGCAATGGAGCGGTTCAAATTATTGTACATAAGGGTGGGGGTATTGATGAATATTTACTTGCTGCACAAGTTAAGAAAATACTTGAAGATATGCAACGTCAAAATAAAGTGAGAACAGGAGGATGATATGGCAACACGAAAAGACTTAATAAGTACAGGAGCAGTAGTTGGAATGGGAGCATTTCGCTCCATATTTCAACGAATTTCGGGAAGTATTTCGGATAACCCTTCAAGATACCCTCGTGGATACACAAATACAAGGGGAATAATGATTCCGAGAGAATCTTTGCGCAAAAGAGAAATTGATTTTTCTGAGGCTTATTATTTCCAATTTAACCCTGCGGAAATTTCCGATGTTAAGGAAACTCTGTATGAAGTAAGACCTTATGGGGGTTTGGCGTATAACGACTATATATGGAACGGTGGTGGTGAAAGAATAATAACTTTTCAATTATTTCTGGACAATACACCGCAAAGCAAGACTTCTTTTTTCAGACCTACTGCGTATAACTCGACTGAGGCTAACAGTATATCACCTGAGGGAAGGGATGAAACGGGAAATTTCGATTATGTGGGAAGTGCTTATTCAATAACAAGGGTACATGAGAGAGGAGTACTTCCTGAGGTTGAAAGATTACAGTCGTTTCTGTACCCTGCAAAATTGGATAATAAACCCACACCTAAATTTGCGGAAGGTGGAGTAGTTACTTCTGTACAGTTTAGACCACCTGATGTTGTAGTATTGGCACTCGGCCCAATTTATCTGGAAGGTTTCGTAAAAAGTGCTCCTGTAACTTACACATTGTTTGATAAGGACTTAACTCCTATAAGGGCAACCGTAGATATAGAATTTGCGGTTACGGAATATGCAAATATAAACAGGCAAATTGATTGGGAGGGTAAAATACAATGATAAATTCCAATTTTTATACCAAAAAAAGACTTGTTTTTCAGTTATTGGGAGGTAAGGTTGCACATTATCCGATAAAAGACCCTTCCGTAACTGTGGAATGGTACGAATATATTGTAAAAGCGAATGAAGACCTGTATGTAATTGCCGAAAGAATTTTTGGCAGAGGTTTATCTTATATGTGGACATATATTGCGGATAATAACCCTCCAAGAATGCCTGATGATTGGAAACTTGGAGATGTTTTGAAACTTCCTAAGGTTATAATCAGGGATTCCGATACAAACAAAGTAATCTATGGGACTGTATAGACCTACACAGAACGAATTTAAAATAAGAGTATATTCTCCGGGCTCTAAACCTGCATCGGATGATAACTTTATATCGAGAGGCGAGAAAAAACTACTCGACAATAATGGAGAGTATATCGATGTGGAATCATTTGTTGGTGGAGATGTAATTTACGAGGAACAAGCAAGTTTACTGAACGTACTCACATTTACAATTGATAAAGATGCGGATGTTCTTATTCAAAGAATGATTTGGGGTCAATGGGTTGTATTGTATGGTGGATTCTATACGGATGAAGGTAGTTCATTGCGAAAAGTATTTTCCGGAACCATTGTACGCATAAGAACCGAATTGCCAAACAACGGAAGGGCAAAATTCACTGTTACTGCATACAGTTACGGATATACTCAAATGGGGAAAGAGCCAAAGTACATTACGTATCCTGACCCGGACAGTTCAAGAAATTTCTTAAAAGGAAAAGACAGTATTCAGTTACGGGAAGTTATTGAGGGAATCTCAAAAGAGGATGGTGTGGAAATTGGTGCTATTATTCTTCCTAAGAAAGTTGCAAATAAATCGTTTACTCTCGAATCGGCCAAACATCAAAAAGGAGTTACCGATTGGGCATTCTTAAATGAATTGGCTACACAACATGGGTGTACATTATGGATTTCATACGAAGATGGTGTTGAAAAACTTTATTTTATAGATACCGAAAAGGCTTCTCGTTCTTATAATGAGGAAATAAACTTTCTTTATCCTCTTCAAGGTACTTATGGAGTAAAGGATATTCGGGATGAAGAGATGCACAGCCAAAGATATTTAGAGTATAATCGACCAAGATTAATATGGGATGTTACTATTGATGAGGACATATCTATGGCGGCTTCTGTTTCGAGGTCTGCCATGTACTTTAACAAGGAAACGGGTGAGTATACTGAAGCTATTGCCGAAATTACAGAACAGGACGGTAAACGTGTTGTAAGATTTTATGAATTGGATGAATCACGCATTCAATATATTCATGAGAATAGACCCGATATTGCTGAGAAAATAAGAAACTCTGACCCTACTTCTTTGGAGTGGTCGAGTGGAGTTAAGAATCCTGAGGATGAAAGTCCAAATTTCGCGAGGTATTATTATCGAATTAAGGAGGTATATGATGAGGAAATGGCTGTTTTTGACAGGGCACTTATGGGAATTACTGTAACTGCAACTTGTGCACAGGATTTACGGATACGTTCCCAACAAGTGTACAATGTTCGAGGAATACTAAGATACACTTCAAAAACTTCTGAGGGCAAATATTTACTTATGGGATTGAAACATATATGGGGTAGTCAGGGGCCAATTACCGAATTAGAATTTAGGAAATGATGATTGAATTTGCTAAAATTACGGGTAAAACTAAGGGTAACTTATACCAAGTAAAGCGCAGAACGGGTGAACATTTTTATGCTCCCATTGCCGTTACGGGTATGGATGTTCCTATTCCTTCCCAAAAATGGATTGATGAAAACAAGGATTCTTTTCTGGCGCTTCTTACGTATGAGGGTAAAACCGATAACAGTTTTATTATTGGATTTTATCCTGTAAAGGGTGCAAATTCGGAAAATTATAATCTGTTTGAACGGCTTCTAAGTATAAATATGGAATTAGTGGAGTTGCTGTTAAAGGCTAAGACAAATACGGCTATCGGGCCAATGCCTTTTATGCCGAATACGATTCAGAAACTCACCGAAATAAAGACCGATTTGGAGGAAATTGAGAATCTTATTAAACCATTAAAAGATGCTTGATGTAAGTAAACTAAAAAAGGATTTGTTTGAGGGCATTAAGGATGCACTCATTGAACAATCACTAAATGCTCAAAACGGTAATGAGGATGAAAGTCCTGAGGCCATTATTGATACAGTTGTAGGAAAAATTGCGGAAGTAGTGGCCAAATCTGTACATTCATACGTTCAGAGTGGAGACATAGTTGTGAATAATACGCATATAAGTGTAACTACGGCATCCGGGCCGGCTACTGTTACATCTATAAAACCGGCAAAAATTAATTAACATGAGAGGACTAACTTGCAGATTTCAATTACAGAACGGAAGGTTTCAGCTTACCGAAGGAAACATAAAAGTAAAAGATTCTTTATGGTTTTACTGTACCTTCGATAAATTTAGGGTTTATCTTTCCGATTATGGAGCAGATTTCTTATCTTTGGTGCAGAAACCTCTGTCAACTTTGCAGCTTAACAGAACTTTGATTCTCGGTAAGCTCCAAAAAGGACTTGAACAGTACGTTCCGAACATTAAAGTTAAGGGTATGGATATTGGTTATGATGTTTCCAACAGAACGGAGTACCATCTTTTACTCAATTATGAGGTCATACTTGATGACAAGACTAAAATTAATGATGTAATATTTATATGACATGGCTCAGACTAAGGAACAACTTATAGAATATTTCAATTCTCTGGATTTATCGACATTACAGAAATTGCAGAGATATTCTCAATTTTTGATTATACCGGAAGAGGACTTATTGACTAATGTAACAATGATACAGATGGTCGATAAGGCAAATTCGCTTGCGGATTCATTGTTTCCTCAATGGACTGACAGGAGCAAGTCTGATTTTGGGATGTTTTTGGTTGAGCTTATGGCATTATTTTCCGAAAAGGATTTCTGGTACATCAATGCTTTTGCAAATGAGAGCATTTTACGCAAGATGAGGTCTTACAGTAATGCTTTTTCACGGGCTTCTTCTATGGGATACATTCCCACAACATGTAAGGGTGCTTCGGCAACTTTTTCACTTCAATTTGTTGCGGGGGAGGAAGTTACATACGAACGAGGAGATGTAACTATTGCGGTCGGAGGTATCGAATTTACGAATGATGAGGCTTTTACTGTGGAAATTTCTTCTGCGGAACTGTCAAAACAAGTAATTCTAAAAGAAGGTACACATATTGCCGAAGATGTTACTTATAACGGGCACAACATATTTTTGAGCAAAAAGAATATAGATATTGACAGTATTTACGTAATTATCGACAATATAAGATACACGAGAGTTAATAACTTCGGAAGGTCTTCTTCGGATAGCCCTCATTACATCGCACTACCTGAGGAAAACGGTGAAGTTACTATTTACTTCGGAAGTGATGGATACGGGTTAACTCCTGCAACGGGAAAACTTATAAGGGTCGGTTACAGAACAACTATCGGTAGTAAGGGTAACATGGATACAAATGTGGCAGTAGTACATGACAGTTTACCTGAGAGACCTATTCTTTCGGCGTTAATGGTTACACCTGCATTAAACGGTGCAGACCCCGAACCATTATCGGCAATAAAAGAAAAAGCACCGTTGTATTTTGGTACAAAACGTGCAGCAATAAACGAAAAAGTAGCCGAACAAATATTGAAAGGTTTTTCGTTTGTACATCAAGCCAAAGTAGTTTTAAGCGGAAGGGAAGTTATTTATTATGTAATTCCTAAGGGAGTTTCGGATAATCTTACCGTTTCGGAAATTGCCATACTTGCGGAAGATTTTCATCCCACACTTATGGCGGGATATGTAGGCAGGTATGTTGACAATAACTATGTAAACCTTCTGGAAAAAATTTCTCTTACGGCGACTAAGGTAGTTGTTGAGGTTATAGTTGCTTATGGAACCAATATGAGCACCGTTACCGAAGGAGTTACAAGGGTTATACAGGATTTTACCAACCCCCGAATCAATGCCAAGTATGGTGGAAATTTCATTAAGGCAAATGTGGAGATGGCTATAAGAACTTCTTTGACAGGAATACAAAGTGTGGCTTTTAAGTACTTCGATGGTACTGAAAAGATTCTTCCCGATGTTTATTTGAGTGAAACGGAAATATTCAGAACAACTCCTTCGGAGGCAATAACAGTCAGAGTAAATGCAATTTAGGAAAAGAATACCTGAGGCAGCCATACAGGGTGTAAATACATCGGATTTTATAGATGTGTTGGATGCTCTGTATGACTACAAATTCTCGGAAATATCAAGGGCGGTTAAACTTCATAACCCTGTTTTGTTTCTAAACAGAAAATGGATGACCATGCAACTTGCGGATTATGGAGTTTATATTCCTGCGAGTATGCCGGTACAGATTATTCAGCAATATTTACTTAATGTGGGTACAATAACGGGACTTCGTGGAAGTAAAATCGGACTCGAATTGTGGTTAAGTGTACTTACTCTGGGTGAGGTTACAGTTGATGATTCGGATTATTGGAGTTATCCTACTTTTCTTTTATTGGATTCAAAAACACAGGGAACTTTGTTTAATGATTCTGAGGATATAGGTTATTTTCTTGTGGGTGATACGGAAGACTTAACAAGCCCCGTATCGATAAGTTTTACCATCAAATCTTTGTATTTTGATGGGGCTCATGAAGATGAAAGAATAGTTATTGAGGATTATATACGTTCAAATATTAAGGAACAACTCGGCTTTGGTCAACAGGTAACCATAAACTTCACTTTCCAAGCGGGTACAGATTTTTATTTCCATAAACTTTTAAACAGTTACTATATATGAGTGCAATATTAGACAAACCTTTTGACAAGGCTAAAAAGATTGCAAAAACAATCTTTAAGGGGGCTCCAAATTTAATTACGGCTCCCGATTTGAACAGACAGATTACTCAACTTACCGAACAGGGTAAGGCTCTTGACCGAAGAGTGGGATTTATTACCGATTTGGATGTTACTGTTTCTTATTCAAACGGAAATATTACGGTTACTCCTACATGTACCTATATGGAAATTGAAGGTGTGGCATTTACTCCACCGGCTTCAACTCCACTTGTTGCTCCTTACGGAACAGTACCTGTTTTTATGTGTCTTACGGCTACTAAGAGTATTGTCGATTATGCAGGTGATGCCGGTAGGAAAATATCCGGCGCTTTTTTCACGGATGGAACATCTAAGGCAGCTGCCGACCATGAGGTGTACTCTAATGAGACATACGTTCTTACGGAAACCCCTAATACTCTGAACAATCTGATTGGAATTGTTGCAAAAATTGAAAGAATCGGACTCAATTTTTCTGTTACTGTTAATGGAATTCCGAGAGGAAGTTCACTGTTATTTCAAGGAGGAAAATTTAAATACAATACTTCCGTTCCTTCAAAAATCAACAATGGAATGTCTTATGATGAAGCATTAAGTGTTGTTTCCAACAGAATTGAATATGAAGACCCTGCTATATCGGAAGCTTATGTTACATTAAAATCGGATTCTTCACTTCCTGAAATTAATGGGGCAAAATTAATTCATAAAAGAGGAAGACTATTTTTGGATATTCCAACTATAAATATAACTACGGATGGAAATACGAGGCATCTTTATATGTACGTTATTAGTCTTTCGGATGCACAAACATCTTTCATTATTCCTTACAATAAGATAGCTGTTCCACAGAATGCATACACGGGTGGGACACTTGTTACTTCACCCACTGCAAGAACTTTTAGTGCCTATTCAGTTGGAGCACAGATAACAGCTCTTCTAAACAATGTCAATTTAGTAATATATGGAACGGGAGTTGTTACTCCTGTATATGGAATTTTCCTGAATAATGGAGAGCCTTTTATTGGTTTAGCAATAACTTGGTCTGGACAAACAGATACGTGGTTTGTGGGCGAAAATAAAACTTCGGCATATACAAATATGGGCAAACTTGGTACAGATACACTAATACAGATACCGGCAAGTATTATCGAATTTTATCTTAAATAACTCATTTTCATACACTTAAAAATAATCTTCGGGTTGTTTGGAAGTATAAATAGTTTTATGTATATTTATATTCCTTTCAACCCGAAAATTTTATGCAAAAATGAGAGTTTTAAAGGCGCTAAAATTCATAAAAGAATGGACTAAGGTGCAGACCTATAAGTATTATATATTTATATTATATAAGAATTTAATCTTTAAAAGTAATATAAAACTGATTGGTGCAGCAACAAGGTTGGACAATTTTGGAATATGAAAGAAAGTAATCTCTATTTAACCGAAAAGGAAATAGTCTCACGTGGAACCACGTTGGATGAAGTAATAACCGATTTGACTTTACCTAATCCGGAGTATGAGAATTTTGTCAGATTTGGACATGGTAGGTTTTACAAAAAAATCGAGAAGTATATTTGTTACTTAACTAAGGAAGAAGACAAATATGTTTTGCCGAGATATTATTTTGGTGAGCCCGATAAACTAAGTTGGACAGGTGAGAAACTTTCCACCGTTAGATTCAACAAAAAACTGAGGGACTATCAGGAAACATTTATCAATGACAATTTGGATGATATAAATAGAAGTACAGGCATTCTTATTGAGGCAAGCTGCGGTTCAGGTAAAACCGTGATAGCTTTATATATTGCATTGATGAGGGGAGTTAAGACCATGATTTTAGTTCCCACTTATTATTTGGCAAATCAATGGAAAGAACGAATTGAAGAATTTACGGATTGTACTTCGGTTGTTGTTACCTCAACGGATAAGGAAATACAAACGGATAACGATTTTACCATTATCGTAATGGATACTTTTTCGGTGAGAATATTACCTAAGGAGTTAATCAAAAATATAGGACACGTAATATTGGATGAAGCACACAGAGTCGGTGCAGAAACTTATTTACCAATACTAAACGAAATACCTGCAAAATTCAGAACTGCACTTACGGCTACATTTCGCAGGGCTGACGGAGTTCATAAAATTTTAAAGTATCATTTCGGCCATTACATGAAAATGGATAGCAGATTTCCACCGGCTAAAGTTTATACGATACCTACGGGCATTGAAGTAAGAGGTGCAGTAAACAGGAAGTTTGTTACTCAGAAAGTTTTGGACTATTTGGAATTTAAAAATGTTTCCGTTAACTTTACTGAAAGTTTTTGCGAATTTAAACCTCCAAAGAATTATGAGGACGATTTGATTAAAGACCTTAATGATAGGGTTATTACAAAGTCGGTGTATTTTGAGATACGCAGAGCACTAAGTAAGGCAGAGAAATTACAGTACACGACTGTGGAAAGTTATTTAACTGAGAATTCCAAAAGGAGAAAAGTTCTAACCAAAGTGGTTAAGGAAAGTCTTGATAAAGGAAGAACCGTACTGTTTCTGTCTAAACGAAAGGATACACTCAAAGCCATGTATAAAATATTCGGCAAGTATAAGCCGATACTTGTTATTTCTGAAACAAACAAAATGAACGAAACCGACAGAAAGTTTTTGCAAAACGACTGCAAACTCATATTGGGTGTTATGCAATTGGCAAAAGAGGGTCTCGATATTGACAGATTGGATACATTGATATTGGATTTGCCGTTAAAGGATACCGAACAGGCTATCGGTAGGATACTTAGACAACATCCGGATAAGAAAGAACCGATATGTATCTATCCGTTGGATGAATGTCCTTTGTCTTATGCGGTTTTTAATAATGCAAAGAAGTTTATAAAGATAAATGCTACTTACGAGGGTAATGTTTATTTGAGTGGAATAAAAAGCATCAATAATATTTTATAAAAATGAATGTAGTAAGATTTTTCAGGGAATTGGTAAAGGCTCTAATCATTGGAATGATGATATTGGGGCCTATGTATGTGTATTTACAGACAGGAAATGCAAAAGTGTTCTGGCTTTATGTTCCGTTTACATTTCTTGCAATGCTATTGTTTGGACATTATGAGACAATGAACCAAACGGATGTTGAGGGTAATAACGATTTAATCGATGATGAAGATGAAAAAGGGACAGAGTGAAGTCAGAAACATTAAAAGACACGGTCAAAAAAGTAGGGAAATAATCGACTACATCGATAACAAAGGTCAGGGGTATGACTACAAGTGGCTTGCAAAAGTAGTCAGTTTCCTTAATTTTGTCGGCGGAGGTTTAAGAAGCGGATTTCCTGTAATTGTTTCCAAATTGAGGTATCCTGCATGGGCATTTTATCCGTTCTTTTTTATCCGCAAAGATTTGGCGGTTGAAAAACCTGTGGATATTTTAAATCATGAAAGAATACATATTCATCAACAGCGGGAACTGATAACTGCGGCATTGCCTGTAATACTCGTATTAATGTTTACAAGTACATGGGAGTGGATTGTTCTGTTACCGTTTGTTCCCACAATTTTTTATTGGCTGAATGTTATCGGAATTGTACTTACAATAGGTAAAAAAGTTCCGTACAGTGAAATAAGAAGACGGACTTGTTTTGAATTGGAGTCCGAAAGATTTGCAAGTGATTGGGATTACCTGTTGTACAGAAAAGCATTTCACAATTTCCGATTTTTAAATTACAAGAAGTACACAAGATAGAGTACACGAGATGAAATTTTTGGTAGGGACATTAATTTCCGTGAGTTCGAGACCTAAAAGGTGCTTATTCACGGGGCCGTATCTCAGAGTTGACAGAGAAACCGATATTGAAGCAAAGGAAGAGTACTGCAACATGTTCTATTCGGATATTGGAGAACCTGAGGTAGTCGGTAAAGTTGTTAATGGACAATGGAGACTAATTACTCCGTATATGAATGAAAGTCGTTTCGACAGATTAACCAAAGCCGGAATCGAAGAAATTAAAATAATAGTCTATAAAATTTTAAAGTATGAAAGATTTGGATGTTATACAACAAGCGCAATTAAAAAATTGGATAGTGCAACGCATTTTGTCGTTATCTGTGGAAGTACTCGGTGCTGTCAAACAGAGTAACAGTGAACAGAAAGTATTGGAGTTATCGCAAAAAGCGGCGGATGATTTGTACGAAAAATTTATAAACACTAAAAACTAAGCTTATGAGAATGGAAGTTGACACAAAAGAAAAAACAATCAGACTTTTGGAAGAAATTCGTGTTGAGGAATTTGAAACATTGATTAAGGGTTACCCTCAAATCAGAAATTTCAAATTACTTCCTGTTTGGAATATTAACCTTCCTCAATGGAAACCTAAGGATGACAACGGAATGGTAACAATCGGCGATTTACTAAACGATAAACAGTAATTAAGTAACATAAAAATAGTATTAAAATGGCAACAATTGAAGATAAAATCAAAAAAGTAATTTCCGCAGAAGAGGCTTTCAAAGCCGCATGTAAGGAAATCGAAAAGGATGCACAAAAACACATTACGTGGAATAAAAACGTGGCAGTTGTTTACAGTTCTGCACACGGAACCGTAATAAGTATTGGTGGACAACTCTGCAAGTTGGATAAATTTTTCTCGCTTGCGGAAACTTATCCCGAAATAAGTATGGATTTGTATTTGCAAAACTGTATAAGAGTATGAGCATTGTTATCAGAGAAGACAATACTCCCGAACAATATGCGGAGCTTTATGCAATGCCTGTCGGGGGTATAATCGAAATTGTGGGAGATTATGAAACTGTTTTAAGGAGAATTACGGATAACGTTCCTGCCGGAAAGAGGTTTGAGGTATTTCCCATAAACGCAGGAACTCCACTGTTTGTTATGTACGGTTGCAATCATTTGATTATAACAGTTAACGAGGAAATTTAAGCATGATTTGGAACTAAATTTAGTTATCCGTATATTTACATTGCTTTCAAAAACGAAAACACAAAGCTTTTTATTAATCATTAAAAAATTAAATTTATGAAACTCGGAAAAGTTAAACCGACGGCTACCGTTGTGGCCCAATTTCCTGCCGGATTAGAAGTTGAAGCTATTCAACATGAGGGTAAAGTATTTTTACCTGTAATGAGTATGGGTGATTTTGCGGAATCAAATGAGCCTAAAACTACAACTGCAAAATCTGCACCTGAGGCTGCACCCGAAGAAAAGGAAGTTCCTTCCTATACTGAGGATGAACTGATGGAAAAATCTGTGAAGGAACTTACCAAAATTCTGAAAGACGAATTTGGTATTGACCCTGCGGATTACGAAGGGAAGAACACAAACAAAAAATTGCGTGAACTTATCCTCGATGCAATGGAAGGTGGAGAAGAACCTGAGGATGATTCTGCCGAAGATGTTGAGGACGAAGAAGAAACGGCTGTTGACGAAACCGTTGTTGAAACGGTCGTAAAAATTCTCGAAGATTTTGACAGTGGGACACTGAACAAAAAGAAAACCATTTCCAAACTTGTTGCACTTGGAGATGAAGTTGATGAGGATGCGGTTGCAGGAATCATTGACAATTTCGAGGGCGACGAATCAATCGAAATTGATGATGTTGCAGAACAACTTGCGGCAGTTATTTCTGGAGAAACAAAGAAAAAAGTTGTCGAAAAACCAAAATCGAAGGGCAAAGAAAAATCGACCAAAAAACCGAAAGAGGAATTGGTTGAATTGGAAGACCTCGAAGAAGGAGACAAAGTTTCCGTATATTGGGCAGGAGACGACTTTGACGAATGGTACAACGGAGAAGTAAAATCAATCAAGAAAACGAGGAAGGGTCTTGCTGTTACGGTCGCATACGAAGACGACACGGAAGATGTAATCGACCCTGAGGTACATACCAAAATTAAAAGGATTGGTTAATAAATCGGCCTCGTGTTTAGTGAGAAATCGAGGTAGAGAAATCTATCTCGATTTTATTTTTTAATTTAAAGCGAAAAAAATTATGCCTGTCAGAAAAGTAGAAAAAATAGAAAAACGTTCCGAGAGAGTTGGTATGGAGCCAACTAAGGGGACTAAATCGACCGAGAAAACACCTATTCCAAAATCGGTAACACATAAACAGGACGAAATTGCATTACAAGCGTTCGAGTATATGAACAAGAAAAAGGCAATATCCTTATTGACTAAGGATTGCAATAAGATACGTCCTACTTTGGAAACATATATGGATGCCAATGAAGTTGAACTTCCTACGGGTAGTAAGGAATGCAGACTTCCGTATCTCGATACCGAGATTATCATGAAGAGAACTGCAAGAAATTCTGCCTCATTAAGAAGTGATGCAATGAATGTAATACGTGAATTGGGTATTGCGGACAGTGTTATCAAAGTTAAGGAATATGTGGATGAGGATGAACTTGCACGAATGATTTCCTCAGGAGAAATTTCAAATGAGGATGCTTTGAGACTGTACGAGCCTACTCGTACTTATGCTTTTTCAGTTGTTTCGGGTGATAAAGGAGGTTCAGATTTCGATGAGTAGGAAAGTAAGGGATAACAGTAAGACATTCAAGATTAACGGTAAACTTGTTTCATGTCTTACGATTACGGGATTTGCAAGGGAAGTTGACAGAACTTCCCATACCATAAGAAGGTATGAAAAGGAGGGAGTAATTCCCGATGCACCTATCAGGTATAATTCTATAAGGTATTATCCTAAGACTCTTGTCGAAAGAGTTAAGCCGATTATACTCAATTTTCCGCAGTATAAAGAGCCAGACCCTGAGGATATAACCAAGATACATCTAATATTTAAAGAAGAAAGGGAAAGATATGCCAATCAGTAAGAAACCAAAAACAATCAAAGAGCCGGATATAACAAGAACCGAAGACGGTTATGTTTATTACGAAAAGTCGTTGACAAAAAATCTCGGAAACTATGAGAGTGCAAAGATTACCATTGGTGTTACACTTCCGATAGAACCCGACGAGAAAATGTTGGCGAAAATTCAAAAAACATTTGAAATAGCCGATGAATTGATTACGGCCGAGTTGGAAGTACAAGTTAAGGATGTGATAAGTAAGAGTTGAAATGAACGGACTTTTGCGGATACGAAAGGGTATGCCAATAACCGAGTTAGTCGGTTTGAAGCATATTATCTATATGGCTTTGTTGTCTAATATTACATCAGGAGTTTTGGATGATGAGAGATTTGCTTTTTCTGTACTCTCGGAAGAGGACGTTTATGATTATTTTTCCGAATGGGATTCGGACAAAATATATGAGGCACTCAATGAGTTGGGAAACGAGGGACTTATTGAATTTTATGAGGGTAAAATACTTCTCGGAGAGTTCAGAGGAAGAAGGTTTTTTCCGTTTGAAGTTAAGAGTTCGATATTCGATTTAAGTAAGGAATTTTTATCCGAAAAGTTATCTGCATATACAAAAAGCGCAAGAAACAAATCGAGAGCCAAGTATGTGCGGAAGGAAATAAACAACATGGTGGAAAGAGTACAAAAACTTACACCCGGAGACTTTACGGAATTGCACGGACTCTTATATGAAGTTTACACCGGAGGAGAAGTGTACAATATTAGAAACAAAGTGGAATTTTATCAAACAAGCAACATACTTAAAGTTTATGACAGACATACTACGTTTGCAATAATTGTAGAGGGAACATTGAATTTTGATGCTTACAAAAAGAAGGGAGTTCCCACTTTAACGTTGGTTGCTGTTATGAAAGATGAAATATTCGGGGCACTTACCAAAGGAATTTCACACGGTAAGGATTATATGAGAGTTAAGGATTCTGCTATTGATGATGACGGAACATTTTAGTTATGGACAAAAAGACAAAAGACTACTATCTGTATTGTGGAATAAAATCTCTATGGCACAATAAAACATTTGACGATTTTACAAATGATGATGAGGCGTTGGGGATTGTCAAAAATTATTTGGACAGGTATCCTGATGGAGTTGAGGGTCTCGGTTTGTATTTGTATGGAAGTAACGGTACAGGCAAAACTCACTTGTTGGCATGTTCCATGAAGGAGTTATTGAATCGTGGCTACAAGGTAAGAATGTTTTCGATGGATGAAATTGTCGATAAATTTACTGCCGGCTGGTATTCTGATGAAGAAAGGCGTGATTTGAATAATGTTCTAAGGAACATAGATTTTCTCGCAATAGACGAGTTCGGTAAGAATGTCGATAAGACGGGGAAGCCTGTACCACTTCCCGATTTGGTAAAAAGAGTTGTAGAATCTGTTATACGATACAGAGTTCAAATGGGAAAACCATTGTGGATTGCCTCCAATACAGACCCAAAATATGTAAGAGATGTTTTCTCTGAGGATATTGGTTCACTACTTAATGAAGCCGTAGTTGGTGTATGTGTCAGAGGAAAGGATTATCGTAAAATAATTCAAAAACAGTTGAAAGATAAGTTGGTATGACAGTAGGAGAGAAATTGATAATTGCGTGTTTGCAACGCAAAGACCAAAGAACACTTGTTTCCGTTAACAGGAAGTGGCTTGATTCCACCGAAGTAGTAAAATATAAGGAGGCACTCGATTACGTTAAGGAATCGGGCGAAATGATGGGAGTAAAAACTTTCTGCGATAAATACAAATTATCTGCATCGGAAGTGGATTCCACACCTTCTTACTATTTGGGAGAATTGAAAAACAGATACCTGTATGCAACTTTAACGGATAAAGTCCCTGTTATATTGAAGGATTTTTCCAAAGACCCATTGGACAGTTTTTCCGAATTGCAGGAGTTGGTTTCATCATTGGCCAATACTGCTACCGAAACAAAGGACACTTTGTATTCTGAGGATTCGGCATTGCGTATTGAAGAATACCTTGAACGTGCACGGACAGGTGGTGTTACCTATTTGAGTATGGGTGCACCCGATATGGACAAACTGTTTTACGGTTACAGACGAACGGACGTTATAACCATAGGAGGTCGTGGAGGTGCAGGAAAAACTTGGTTAATGGTATATCTTACGCATCTTCTGGAAAAAGAGTTGCAGAAAATATACAAGGAAACGGGTGAGTTTAAGGAAATATTGTTTGTAACCAACGAAATGGGAGAAGACGAAATCAAAGAACGATTGGACTGTATCAAATTCTCACTACCTTACAGAGATTTTTTGAGTGGGACACTTACAAGAAGTCAAAAGAAAAAGTATTTTGACGGACTTCGTAAAATGAAACGTTCACATATAAGAATTGTGTACAGTTGCATGACACTCGAAGAATTGGAAATGTATATCGATTTGTATCAACCTGCGGCAACATTTGTGGACGGTTCATATTTAATGGAGCCAAAACTTGGTGAAGGATGGGAAAAGATAACGTATGTAACACGTGGATTAAAACGGATTACCAAAAGTAGGAAATCTCCGATAATTAATTCCACTCAATTAAAGCGTGGTTCTGGTAAGGGAGTGTCAAAAGGTTTCGATGGACAGGACGATTTTGCCTATTCGAGTTCTTATACGCAAGATTCGGATATTGCATTCCGAATGTATCAGGATGCGGATATGAAATATCACGATTTAATAGGATTGGAAGTTGTAAAAGGCAGGAGAGTTACTCCGGAAACAGTATTGATGTTTCAGAACGATTTAACGAGAATGGTTCATTCATTAACGCTGCCCGTTGAGGCAAAACCTGAAATTAAAGATGATTTTTAAAGGTACGTACATAAACAGGTGCGATAAACTTGCATATATACGGTTGGACAGTGGGGATATTGTAGAAACAAGATGTATCGGGTACTTCAAGAAATATCATTGGTGGTTTTTAATTACGGAAGTTCCCGGAATGAACGGTTACTATGTACTCACTGAGGCAAGTACGGGCACAAATATTCTTAGAGAATATTGTTATGACGATATTAAAGAAGTTTTACGTGACGGATTACAAACCATCGAAGAAAAGAGATATTACTTCTTCACTTCAACAAAGAACCTGTTAGTGGAAGTTGGACAAAATTTATTACTCAACAATATAACGGATTCACAAATTGGAATACTTACATTATGGATATAATCGATATGGATGCAATTGACATGGAAATAATCGACATGGAAATAATTAAACGAAAAGGAGTTTACAAATACCCTCTTTATCTGTATCACGGATTTGGGTATAATGTATGGGATGTGTTTCGTACAATAAAGTACACGCACGAAATCAGGTACAAGAATTCTTTGTACTACTTCGGTAAAACCGACAATGGAGATATTGGTATTTTGGAGTCCGAGACAGGAGCTTTTGCAGTTTCCAATAGGGAGTTGCCAAATAAACCAACTGAAATTGAGCCATACATAAAAAAGTGGATGAAAATGGAGAAGGATAGTGGCAAAAGTATGCCACAAATTATTCAAACGTTCAAACAAAAAATAAATTATTTGGAGTTATGGGAAACAGAATTATTTATTGGTCTCTGATAGGAGTTATAATTTTAATTATTTTGGGAGTTATTTATTGGGTAGTAAGTCCACTAATAAACGGTGGAGGAATCGAATTTTACTTGAGAGTAGGAATATTGTTATTGGGAGTTATTGCTTTCGGAATACTCAGGCTGTACAATGCTATTGTAGGAAATACAAGATTTTTGGTAAAACTGAGAGAAATTTTAAGGCCGCTGGGTAATGATATTATAACTCTTAGAGCACACATAGGAACACTCGGTAACAAAGTTTCCAAAAGTACAGAAAGTACAAGGTCGTTAAACGATTCGATAGAATCTTTAACCGAGCTGATAAGTAAAATGGAAAGCGCATGTAAAATAAGAAAAGATACAAAATGAAACCGTTGCTGGAAGTATTGGAAAAATACAACCCACGTGTAATGAGTAATGGACAGATACGAATGGAATGCCCTTTCAGGGAAAATCACACAGATGGTAGTGGTCGGCAAAGTTTCTTTTTAAGTCCGGATATTAATGCTTATCATTGTTTTAGCTGTGAAGCCAAAGGGTCTCTCATAAAATTACTCACTACACGAATGGGGGTAGGATATTTTGATGCGGTTGAATATGTAAGATTAACGGATTACACTCCAAAGAAAAAGGATTTTGAACTCGATATTTATTGGAATCTCGAATTACCTGAGACATTTTTAAAGCGTGGTTTTAAAAGGGAAGTATTGGAGCATTTCAGATTGGGAACTACGGACGATGGATATTCCGTAATACCGTTTTATGACAGTTTCGTAACTCCGAGAAAATTGCTCGGTTATCAGAAACGCAAGGATGGTGTCAGGAGATTTGTAAGCAACTCATCTTTTTTCGATAAGAAACATTACTTGTACAATCTGGACACATCATTTGACTACGTAATACTTGTTGAAGGATATTCGGATGTGTTCAGACTGTATCAACACGGATATAATGCCTGTGCAACTTTGGGAACATCTTTGAGTGATGAACAAGCGGAAATGCTATATGGATTTAAGAAAGTATATCTTGCAAGAGACAATGATTTGCCGGGTAGAATTGCAATCGAAAAGGACTACCATAAATTGCATAAACATGTGGAGATTTTATTGATACCATATACACAGAAAGACCCTGCGGAATGTATAAGTCCGAAAGTATGGAAAAAAGCATTTGATAATGCAACGGATTATTTTACCTATTCCTATCAAATGACTATGGAATGGGATGGTTATCTTGAAATGCGGGAAAAATTAAAACTCAAATAAATATGGAAGTATTGATGGGCTCCTTGAATAAGGATGACGAAAGATTTAATATTCCACCTCTCATGACAATTGTTAGAACGGATAAGTGGAATGAAGAATACGAGAGCATGTTTAAGAAATTTGTTGTGGAGAATCCTACACGGGTACTTATTTGGTATGTTAATGAAAGAATAGGTGATGATAGGTTGGAAGTAAAACGCAATAAGATACACAATGTAATTTCGGGTGCCGGATATACCAATAACAAATATTTGATTAGGTGGGTTATAGAGGCGTTTCCTCAGTATGATGAAGATTCAGACCCACTATATGAGGAAAGTATTGGAGAAACTAACGGGTGGGTGCCGGCACCTGATGATGAGGTAAAACCTAAGGGTACTTCATTCACAACCGTTTCTGATGACATTACTATTGCTACGGCTTCATCTTATATTGGAGATACGTGCAGTATAAAAGCAAGGTGTGTAGGTAGTGTCGACAGGGACATTGATTTAAAGAACCATGCACTTGAACTTGTTACACGGCATAAAGTAACCCTGATTAATTACGAGACTTCCGATGAAGCAATGGAAGTAACCATAAAGGTAAGGATAACTTGACGTGTTTGGAATGTAATTTACATTTTAGTATATTTATAAAGTCAATGCAATTAACAACAAAAATTTTTAAGATTATGCCAACAACAAAAAGAGAAGAACTACCGAGACGGTCAAGTCGTTTAGAGGGTAGAAAACATGAGAGTGCACCAAGTAAGACTGACAAGTCTGTACAAGGATGGGGTGCAGTTGCACGAAGACAAAAGGAAGTCGCTGAAAGACGTGAGGAAGCTGAATCTTCTGTAAGAGACTTCTGGTTGAAAGATGGTGAAAGTGCACAAATTCAGTTTTTGCAGGCAGAGCCGTATTGCTACGATGCTCATTCTGTAAAAGATTCAAAAGGAAATTGGAAATTAGTCCCTTGTCAGTTAAACACGGGAAAACATTGTGTAATGTGTTCATCTGGAATCAAACAAGTTTGGAGAGCTGCATTTATGGTTCTCGATTCACGTGGAACATGGAACAAGGAGAAATCAAGATTCAATCATGATAAGCCCATTCTCAAAATTTGGAAAGTAAATTCGACCGTTGCACAACAATTGAAACAACTTGTCGATAAAAAGGGTAAGGAATTGGACGAAATGGTTCTCGAAGTTACACGAAGCGGTGGTGGAAAAAATACATCGTACAATTTCGAGATTGCTTTTGATGATGAGGATAGAAGAGTTAAGCCCATTAAATGGGATGACGATTATCCTACTGCGGAGGAACTTTGTCAACCACCTACTTCGGACGAAATCGATGAGAAGGGTTATGTTTATGATGATTCTGAGGATTGATTGGAATTAATTTTACTGAGGGCACACTCTTATTATGAGGGTGTGCCAATTTTATTGTTATTGAAGTATGAGAGTATTAAAAGGATATGTAAACGTATTACTTGCGGAAACAAAAGACGATATTGAACAATACTTTAAAAAATTGGACAGGAAGATACCTGTCGTTTTCGATTGGGAAACAGTATCGTTGGATTACAATGCAACTCCGTTGGGATTATCGTTACATCAGGATTTGAAAGACCCGATATTCATACCTACGGATTATTTTTTCGGCAAAGGAATACCGATTAAGGATATTGCAGAGGTATGCAATAAGTATTTCCCGTTGTTTGGTGGTGAAGGATGCTCACTTATGAGCGGTAGATTGGAGGGACTTGTAGCCCACAATGCAAAGTTTGATACGATGGTTTTCGAGATGAATGGAATTACGGGTTATAATTTGCTCGCAGATACTCTTATCATGGTTCATTTGTATGACCCGGATAAAGAGAAGAATCTTGAAAAACTTGTACGAACGGATTTTTCTGTCGATAAACAAACATTCGAGGAATGGTGTGGTAAAAAATGGAGCCGTATCGATTGGGCAGTTGAAGGAGAAAAGTTTCTGGAATCGCTTGCTACTTATTCTGGTGAAGATGCTTATTGGACTACACAAGTATTTTACAGATATTACAAGTTGATGGATATGGATGCAAAACGTGTTCATGATAGGATGGAGTTACCCCTTGTTCCCATTCTGAAAGATGCCAAAATAAGAGGTGTAAAAATTGACAGAAGTTTACTTGAAGAAATGCAAGTGCAAATTGGAATTGAAATCGACAAGTTACTTAATGAGATTTACAAGGAATGCGGATGTGTATTTAATCTAAATTCTCCCAAACAGAAACAGGAAGTATTTTTCGATAAAATGAGACTTCCTGTAATCGGTAAAACAAGAACAGGAGCACTGAGTACGGATTCAAAAACTTTTTCTGCATGGGCTTCATCGGGTATAAAAGTCGGTGAACTTCTGGATGAATATTCGGAATTAAATAAATTGGACAGTGGTTATATCAAAAGTATCCCGGAATTGCTTGATGAGAATGATATTTTGAGGGGAGATTTAAATTCGTTGGGTACTGTAACAGGACGTTTTGCAAGTAGTAACCCCAATTTACAGAATCAACCAAACAACGATAAATTTCCGATAAGAAAAGCATTCATTCCACGTGAGGGAAGGGTTTTTTTAAATTACGATTATTCACAACTTGAATTGCGGGTTATGGCTCACATGAGTAAAGACCCCATTCTTATCGATTTGTATCTTAACGGTGGAGATGCACATACGGATGTTTCAAACAGGTTGCACATTAAGAGAAAAAGTGCTAAGATTGTAAACTTCGGTATTTTGTACGGAATGGGGCCGGGTAAACTTGCAGATTTCTTGGGAATAAACATAACCGAAGCCAAACGTATCATTGATGAATATCATAGAGTTTATTACGGTTTTGCAAAGTGGAAAGAGGGTGTCGAAAAATTTGCCGTTAAGAATGGTTACGTTAAAACACTTCATGGCAGAATAAGAAGGTTACCAGATGCAAAGAAAGGAACAACGTATGGTGGAGACAACGGTGCATATTTTGCTGCATTGCGACAAGGAGTTAATACCATTATTCAGGGTACGGGTGCAGAGATAGTAAAATTGTCCACAATCAAAGCGGTTGAAGCGTTCAAAAAAATCGGAATGGATTGTCCGTTTATATTGCAGGTTCATGATGAGGTATTGTTTGAACCTAAAATATCGGACATGATTGAAGCGAGGGACATTCTTATTGACTGTATGGAAAACACGGTTAAATTGGATATACCTTTGCTGGTTGAGGGTAAAATTATAAAAGATTGGAGTGAAATGAAAGATGATTTTATTCCGAGTTACGAAAAAAGATTTGATTATTCATTAATTACTTCATTAGTATGAGCAGAAAGACAACTACAACAAGTTCGTTAAATTCCATATTGGGTAAATTCAATACTACAATGGGTGAGGGCATAGTCCATACGGCATCGGATATGCCGGAGTGTCTAAAAATAAGAAGTACGATTCCGATGTACAACTATGTAACCGATGGTGGATTTCCTGTCGGAAGAATTATAGAGCATTACGGTGAGAACGGTTCTCTGAAAAGTTATCTGTTTTATGATGCAATAGGACAATTTCAAAGATTCGATTGGGCAAATAACGAGCCTAATGCTTTTGTAAAATTCGAGTATGCTAAGGAAGGAGTTGTAAAGGAATTATTGAGTTACAAATTGCGGAGAGGTTACAAACCTGAACGTGAACCTGAACACAGAAGAGTTGCACTTGTGGATATTGAAGGCACTTACACTCAGGAGTGGGGCGAAAATTTCGGAATCGATAATGAAGGGTTGATTATAGTTAACCCTGTTATGTTGTCTCAGGCGGTGGATATTACTCAGGCATTATTATCAGACCCTACAATAAGTTTGGTAATTATAGATTCTTTATCGGCTATCGGGCCCGATGATGAAACGGATAAATCTATGGAAGACCAACAAATGGCATCAAATGCCCGTTTCTGGAATAAAGCTTTCAGAAAATTTCAATCTGCAATTAATTCCAACCCTCATGGACAAGCTACTCTTGGAGTTGTAAATTCCGAGTACACAAAAGTGGGGTTGGTGTTTGGAGACCCTTCGCAGGTTAAAAACGGTGGACAATTAAAACGTGCAAAATCGCTTTCCGTATTTTGTAAACCATTAAAAGAAATACAGGGTGAGGGTACGGAAGGAGATTTGATTGTCGGTAGGAATATATCTTTAACATGTAAGAAGAATAAACTCGGTACAAACGGTAGGTCGGGTACACTGTTTTATGCGTATGTGGATTATGGAGCTGTGCCTGCACATAAAACAAATACCAATGAACAAATTGTAGAGTTGGGTTTGCGTTATGGTATTGTTGAAAGAAAGGGTTCTTGGTATAGCTACGGAGACCTTAGAGTACAGGGTATGGACAATCTTGCAGTAGAACTCGAAACTTCGGGTTTGATAAAGGAAATTGAGGATGAGATTCTGAAACAAAAATAGTATGGCAAAGTACAAGTATCTTGAGGAATTGATTGATGGTGAAACTACACGGAAACGTTCCAAAAGACAGGAATCAAATATTGCCAAAGTACTAAGGGGTAAAACTACAATAAATTCCGGAGCCACATTATCACAGAATGATGTGGTTACGGATTATTGTGAAGTTGAGGCCAAAACAACGGCAAATAAATCTTACAGTATTACTTTGAAGGAGTGGTTTAAAATGTTGAAACGATGTAGAGCAGGAAAAATACCTGTATTTATTGTAACTTTTGAAACTGAAAAGAAAAGTTTAGCCGTTATAGATTACGATGACTTGCAGTTTTTAATTGAAATGGCAAACAGGAAGTAGTTTGGAAATTAATTTAGTTATTGCTATATTTATAACAATGAAACACAAAAATAAATCTTATAAAACGGTTACTTGGGAACTGTTGGGATATGAGAAACACAAACAACTTCATGGCGGATATAAGGTAATTAAATATATGAAGTTATCGGACAACTCACGTATTAAAAAGTCCACCATACATAAAGATTTAACGGAGACAGACGCAGAAGATATTATTTATAGATTAGAGCGAAACAATAAATTTTAAACCCCACAGAATTATGAAGTATTATTTTATGAAGACCGTTACGGAGAAATCACGCATACGGTTAAGACCTATTGCAGGTCAGACATTAGACGGTTTGCCAATAAACGAAAACTTAAATGTGCAGGCCGACAAACCGATAAGAGCAATGTATCCTGTCGGAACGGTATTTGGTACAGAAAGTTTGGAAGCAGGTTCTGGATTTTATGTTGCGGGAAAAATTTATCCGTGTTTGCCGGATACAACTGCATACAGAGAACCTTCACATGTACCACCTATGGAAATGTTGGAAGCGTATGCAAAATTCATAGGTGCAACCGTATCTGCACCGGAACCTGCACATACATCGGACACTCCACCTGCACGCAGAGGTTCGTATCTTGAAAAACTTATCGGAAATGAGGCACTTTCACCTCCCGATATTAAAGAAGGATTTTATGTGGACAGGGATATTTGGTATCTTTTAATAAGAAATATCGTAAACGGTATCAATACAATGATAATCGGGCCTACGGGTTCTGGTAAAACATCCCTTGTAAGAATTGCTGCCGCAAAAATTGGAAAGGCTTTCCGAGTATATGACATGGGTTCTATGTATGACCCTGTCGCAGGATTACTCGGAGTTCACCGATTGGCTGAGGGAGGTGTTTCCGTATTTGATTACGCAAAGTTTACACAGGATGTACAGGAAGAGGGAGTTCTGTTATTGGACGAATTATCGAGAGCTCCCGTAACTACAAACAATATTCTGTTTCCGTGTTTGGACGACAGAAGAAGTTTGCCTGTCGAGATTGCAGGTGCATCCGATAAAAGACAAATTCCTGTTCATGAAGATTGTTGTTTTGTTGCTACTGCAAATATAGGAGCTGAATATACGGGTACAATGAGTATGGATAAGGCACTTGTGAACAGGTTTTTTCCGATTGAATTGGACTATCTGAAACCCGACCAGGAGCAACAAATCTTACAAATACGAACGGGTATTGGAAAAGGTGATGCACTCAATGTGGTAAGAATTGCGGAGAATATCCGTAATATGTATGCCAAACAGGAAGTGAGTTCGTCTATTTCGACAAGGGAAACTCTAATGGTTGCAGAGTTGCTGTCTGATGGATGGCCACTCATTAAATCGTTGGAATTGGTTATACTTCCATTGTTTGAAGGAACAAAATTGGAAGGTGAAAGAAGTACAGTGTATAAAGCATTAACGGCGAGATAATATGTCAGTAATAGATAAATCGTACACGTTAACCGATGAGGATATAAACGATTTGATGAAGGATTGGTTTGAACGTGATGGAGAAACATACGTTAGAGCCACCGATAAACATCGGTTAGGTTGGGAAAAAACATTAGGTGAGGATGACAGTTATTCCTCATTTTTTGTAAAAGAGCCAACCAAGAAAGAAGCTATAAGACTTGCTTATGACCTTGCAAAGGATATGATGGCGGTAGTTGACCCTCCTATGAAGGTTAACATCAAAATTTCAAAAGGTGAAGATTCGTTTACCGATGGGAAAACGGTTACTCTATCAACAAAGATGTTTGATGATGAGGAACTTTCCGTAGGAGAAAGAATCGATACATTCTTGGGTACTACCATACACGAAGGATGCCATTTGAGGTACACACAGTTTGGAGGTTTATCAAGGGTACTCGATTACAAATCTTATTCCGATGATGAGAAACAGATAATAAAAGTCCTTGCAAATATTATAGAGGATGAGAGAATTGAACAATTATTGGGGGAAGATAAACCCGGATTGACACGTTTCTTGGAAAAGAGTAAGTACTTTTATTTCGACCAATACTATTTGGATTTTGTAGTTCCGAGAGAATCGGAGATGACTGACCTTGAGAAACTGATAAACACTTTCCTATATATTATAAGGTATCCGAAGTATCTTAAAAGAGAGAATATAACTTTCTTCGGCTATCATTTGGCCACAGTTAAGGATTTAGTTTTACCTTATCCTACGGATACGGAAGATGTTGTTGATACGGCAGTAGGTGTTTACGAAATTTTTAAGGAGTTCTATGTAGAAAAATTACGTGAGGAAGAGGAGAAAAAAATGTCTTCCGAAGGTTCTGGTGAAGAGGGTAGTGAAGGTGAGGATGCTGAAAGTGGAAGTGATGAAGGAAGTGAAAGTGGAAAAAGTTCGAGTGATTCCAAAAGTGATGGTAGTGATGAAAGTGAGGGTGAAGGAGAAAGTAGTAAAGGTGGTAAGGGAAGTGGAAGTAGTGAGGTAAAAACTATGTCTCCCGAAGAAATTTCCGAAAAAGCGCTCGATAAATTGTTGGGTGATTCTCGGAAAATAATTCCCAAGCTCGATAAGATTACTGATGATGCGGATGTTGGTGCAAAATCTCATGAAGTAAGTGATGAACTTAAAACAAGAGAAGGAGCAACATTTGCGGAAGAGTTGGAAGGTACACTCGACAGAGGTTCTTCAAAAGACAGTTTCTTTTCAAAACGAAAGGATAACAAGGAAAAATACATGGATTCTTTAAGTAGGGTTCGGAGATTTGTTCCTGCAATTTCTAAGGTATTGAAAGGAAACAATCGGGAGTATAAATACATACACAGAGGTATGCGACACGGACTACTCGATACTAACAAACTTGCGGAAGCATATCAAGGAGTTCCAAATGTTTATATACGGGAAGGAGAAGTAAAAACGGATAAAGTTGCAATCGTTGTTTTAATCGATGAGAGTGGTTCAATGGATGGAAGTAGGATTGTTGCTGCAAGGGATACTGCGGTTTTAATTAATGAAGCGGTAGGTAAAATATCGAATGTAGAGTTATACATCTATGGACATACAGGAGATATACGATATTCGGGTGCAACAGAGTTGAGTGTTTACAGAGAAAAAGGTTACCACCCCAAATATGCACTCGGTTCTGTAGCCGCATATTCTCAAAACAGAGACGGAACTGCAATTATGGAAGTTGCTGCAAGAGTTAGAAAACAAACAAATTTACCTGCATTGTTTTTTATCCTTTCCGATGGAGCTCCATGTGCAGATGGTTATGGGGGACTTTCGGCGGTTGAGCATACAAAAGTGAGTGTTCAAAAAGTTGAAAAGAAAGGATTTTCGGTTGTTCAGGTATGTATTAACCCTTCGTATGACCCCAAGACAATGTTTACTCACTACGTAATACTTTCGGATATGAGTAGTCTTGCTTTTGATTTGGGAAAAGTAATAAAGAAAGCTACCCTGCAAAACGCAAAGAATTATATAGTATAAAAGCTGTGGGGCTTTTCCGTCTTGCAGCCCAAGTAAAAGTCATGGGATAGGTTAGAAACGACACGGACGTAAAATCGTAGGAGCAGTCGTACTTGAGGCGGTTATTTTAAAACTAAATTTTTAAACAATTAAAATGGAAACAGTATGAAAAATGTAATGATTATTTTAGCGTTGTTGCTAACACAGTTACTCGGCGCACAGAATTTTACGGAAGAAGTAAAAACACAGGAAGTTCAATTCGATTTGCGAGCGGATAATATGCAAAAGTATGTGGGAAAAGTAAATCGGGAAGAATTTGAAAAAGTTGTAGGTACTCCCGTTGGAGAAGAAACAGGATTTCTTGTGTATGTTGTGAACAATGTTTACGATAAGGAGGTAACCGCTATAAGATGCGGTTACAGGGAATCTGACGGAAAACTTATTTCTGTACAATTTGGAACTCCTCACTATTTGGCGTATTGGATTAATTTCAGTAACCTTAAAGGGTATAATGCAAAAGTAAATTCCAAGTTATATAAAGATGAGTACGGAAATTTGCGCAGAATAAATTTTAAGTTGGGTAAATTTGGAATGCAAATATTGGATATACATGAGACTCCATATTTTTCAACGGCAATTATAAATTATCATACAGTAAAATAATTGCCGGAAAATTTGGAACTTATTTTAGTTATCTGTATATTCATTCAATTAATTACAACATGGATTGCAGCATGGATTATAATACTGATTACAGGGCAGAAAATTTCAAAAGGGCTATCAGGAATAATGCCGTAGAGCATATAAAGGCGAGGAAACACAAATCTTACCAACCTACTGAGGAAGAGATAGAGTCTGAGGTAAAAGTCATACAAGCTAAAATCATAAAGTTATGAAAAGAGGTATAGGAGAAATGATTGGTAGGATTTCCAAAGCCGTTGAAAGTGAAAAACCTTCAATAGTATTGGAGATTGACAAAGCGTGCTCCGCAGGAATTACTTCTGCCGGAGCATTCTCTGTTACGGGAATAAAAAGACAACTTAAAGTATTGCTCGATGCAATGGAAGACTTCAATAGGGAAGTGTTTTTTACTGAGTTTCAGAAATTGTACTCCCTTGTAATGGCTCCCGATTTAAGAGCTAAGAATGTATTTCATCCGAGTTCTTTATTGGATGATTGTCCAAGAATGCTGTATTACGATTTGAGCAAAACTCCGATTACAGACCCGAAAGTTTCCACTATATCGGGGCAATTGCAAAGGATTTTTGATTCAGGTACATGGAACCATGTTTATGTTCAGAACATACTCTATCAATTGGGACTTCTTGAACAGGCAGAAGTTCCCGTTATAAATGAAGCCCGCTACATAAACGGTAAAGCCGACGGTATATTTAAAGACGGAGTGTTTCCTGAGAGAACGGTTTTGGAAATAAAAACTACAAATTCGTGGAACTTCAAAAAAGTATCTTTCAAACCGTTTAAGAAACATGAGTTTCAGGCTTCCTTATATGGAAGGGAGTTATCGGCAAAATACATACTGTATCTGTATATAAATAAGGATACATCGGAAATGCTTGAACATTGGCTTCCAATTAACGAGGAACAACTCGAAATAGCCGACAAGAAAATGGACAAGATTATTAAAAGTGTACAGACTAAGGAAGTACCTGATAGAGTATGTCCTGACAGATTTTGTGAAAGAGCTATGAATTGTCCGTTTGTTTCACATTGTTTTAAAGAATAACTATGGACGCAAAAGAAATAAAGCGCAGACTTATTAAATTTCAGAAGAAGTACCCGGAACTTACTTTTGACAATAACGGATTTGAATATCTTAGTCCGGATATTAAAGAGAAATACAAAACTCAGATAAATGAGATTTCGGAACTTCTAAAAGAATTTGATGAAAATTTTGTGAGGTTCGATAACTTCAAACCGATTCATGGTAAGAATGAAGAATTTTATATTCGCTATCAGGCACATTGGAGTAAATCTTTTATAGGAGTTGTGTATTTAAACATAAACGAAATTTACCATGCCAACAATAAGAAAGAACCCGCTAAAGAAATTTAGGGAAATTTTTGATGAAGTACCTCCTCCAAAAGGAGGACTTCCAACAATGCCAACAAGAGTATCCGATTTAACTTCGGATGAATTGGGCAACTTGATTTCGAGATACACCGCTTGGAGGGAATATACTGAGGACAGACACATTGAAGCATGTGCAGTATTTGCGGAATGCAAATCAAAATACGATATGGAATATACAAAACAGATTGTGGCTTCCAAGTTTAATAAAATAACCGACAAGAGGTACGATGCAAAAGTTTCTTCTGAGGAATTACTTAAAGACCTTGAAGAGGCTGAAATGTATAAGGATTTACTTGCGGGTAAATTGGAATCGTTTACCAATGTACTCACAATGTTAAGTAGAGAACTTACGAGAAGGGGAGTTGATAGCAGAGTGTAGTTATGGAAATTAATAATTTGGACGCATATAAAGTTGGAGATTATGTTAGGAATTATCATAACGGAATTCTTTACAGAATCGAAAAATTTAAAAACGGAGGTAGTACGTGTATATTGAAAGATACATTATTTGGTATTTATTCCGAATGGAATCCTTCCAACAATAAATTTTTTATTTTGGAGGGAACAATAAGTATAGGAATTTTACTATCTTTGTCAAATGCCTGTTAGAAAAGGAAACATATTAAAAAGAGGCAAAGTCAAAAAAGACCAAGTCAGAAAAAACGGAGTAGTTGTAAAACATCCTACTTCCAAAACAAGCTGGAAAGGATTTGAAAGAACTGTTGCTAAATTTTTCGGTACGGAAAGAGTTCCGTTATCGGGTAGTAATAGCAGGCATAATACAAATAGCGATTCATTACATGAAGAGTTGTACATAGAATGCAAACTCAGAAATAAGTTTTCGCTGTGGAGTTTATTTAAAGATACTGAGTCAAAAGCTAAAGTTGAGAAGAAAGTTCCCATTGTGGCCATAAAACAAAAAGGCGAAAAAGGGTATTTATTATTGGTTCGACCTGAGGATATTGAAAAAATAGCCAAGTATATTTCCAAAGTTGATGAATAATTATTAGATTTGCGGCACAAACCGATAATTAGGAATTTATTATGGATGAAAGGTACGAACTTAGATGTAAAACATCAACGGATGCAAAAAGACTATCGGGGAGTATTCATGGGCTGTGGAAAAAAGACCCCACAACCCCTATTGTCATAAGGGTTATAGGAGCTGGAGCACTAAATCAGGCGGTAAAAGGAGTTATTCTTGCAAATAAATTTTTTATTAAAACAGGAATTGTGTTGGGAATACAACCATCATTTCAAACTTCCGAAGACGGTGTTACTGCAATAGACCTGAGAATTATTTATCACAGAGTATAAAAATTCTATGGAAATAATTTGACAATTGGAATATACTTCGTATATTTGCACCGAGCGGTTATAACGGCTAATCGCTTTATATAAAATAATACTGCTGTGCGCTTTAATAATTACAATTATGGCACGAACAAGAACGGCAACCAAACCTGCTGCTAAACCTGCTGCAAAACGAGCTACTCGTCGTAAAGCTGGCGGAAGAGCTACCGGTAGAGGTGGAGCTAAAACGGCTTCAAAATCACCGAAGTAAGGTGAATTTAAAGGAACTCTTTTATAGAGTTCCTTTTTGTTATCTATGATTTTACTAAGATAAAGTTATTATTTTATGGAAAAGAAAGTTTTATTATTTTCGGGAGGCTTCGATTCCTTATTACAGGAATGGCTTATAAGACCTAATGTATTGTTGTATGTGGATATGAAAACTGTATATTCACAAAAAGAGATTGAACATTTACATACACTACCTAAAAGGTATCAAAACAGACTTATTATAAAGGAACTTCCGATAGGGGAATATGAAAGAGCAAACAGTTATCTTCCTTACAGGAATTTATTGCTCGGAACTATTGGTATGCAGTATGGACAACATGTTTATTTTGGATTTAATAAACATGATGATGCTCCCGATAAGGATAAAAAGTTTATCAGAGATATAAACAAGATGTTTGAACATCTAAATAAGAACTGTATCATGGATATGGGATGGAAAAATGAGAATTATGGATTTTATGCACCATTTCAGGATAAGACAAAAACCGAGATGGTTGCACTTGCCATTGAAAAAGGAATGCCTGTAAAACTTATACAGGAAGCTCGTTCTTGTTATTCCGGAGTATCCGATAAAGGTTGTGGAAGATGCAGAGTTTGTTTTAATCGGGCAGTAGCTTTAATCAATAACGGAATCTATGAACATCGACTATTTGATAGTCCCATAACCGAAGACGATTTTATATACACTTATAAATTAATTGAAGATGAGCAGTATTCGAGGTTATACTACGAGGAAATCAAAAGAGCTCACCGCTTATTCAAAACACAAAAATAAATCTGTATTGTTTTTCTCGGCTTCATCAACAGGAGATTTTCAACAGCTTTACGATTTTGGAATACGGGAGATGCTTGTTTCGTATTTTTATTTGAAGAAAAGTCTCGAATATTACGATAAAATGTTACCTTTGATAAAAGAACAAGGGGGTTTATTTATGACGGATTCAGGAGCATTTTCTTTTGCTTCCAAATTTGGAGAAGGTACTCCCGAATATGAAGAAGCAAGGCATGAAAAGTTCTGGATTCCTTATTTGGAGGAGTATATTGCTTGGATTAGGGAGCATAAAAAGTATATTTTTTGTGCAGCTAATTTGGATATTGATTCTATTGTAGGTCAGGAAGTTGTACATAAGTGGAACCAAAAATACTTTGAACCGTTGGAGAAAGATGGGATACAAATTGTATATGTTGCGCATGAAGGAAATGTTTATTCTACTATATTGGATTCACTGAAATATTACATGAAGAGATATGAGTATGTGGGAGTTAATCAGGTTCATAAGGAACAAGCAGCAAAAATATACCAATTAGCCAAGTATTATAACAGGAGAATACATGGATTTGCATGGACTGAATTTGATTTACTTAAAAGATACCCATTCTTTTCTGCGGATTCTGTAACGTGGTTAGGTGGGGTACGTTTCGGTACAACGTATGATTATGACGGAAAAAATTTTAGAACCATAGATTACAAAAGAAAATATTTGCGAAAAGCAAACAGGTATGCGTATGAACAAATCGGAGTTGATATCGATAAAGTAACTAAAACTGAGGACAGAACTTCCATAAACAAAATGAATTTACTCGGTTGGATGGGATTCCGTAAAGAGGTACTTAAATATGCAAACTTAAAACTTACCAATAAGGTAGTTTCTTACTATGAAAATAAGTGATAGTATAGCAAGCAGAATAGCATTGATAAAAAGTGCGGATACAGAAGAGGATTTAAAGAAACATCTGTGTCCGTTCTTTCAGAAAGGAAATTTTCCGGATTGCATTACCTGCAAACAAACAATGGAAGACCTTGAGGAATGCAAGGATGTTTATCTGGAAAATATCAAAACTCACCCTATGGATATATGGAGTGAGGAGTTTGATATTGTTGCTATAATAAAGAGAGATACTAAAATTTCCATGAATGATTTGGGCATGGGAATAAATTGTAATACTTGTTACATATTCGATAAATGCCCGATGTACAGAAAAGACCATGAATGTGTAATAGATTGGGGCGAAAACAGACCAAAGGATGCTACGGGAATGATTGATTTTATGACTAAATTGCAATATGAAAGAGTTCAGAGAGCATCTTTGTATGAAAAACTTGACGGAGGAGTTCCAGATGTGGGGTTATCCTCAGAAATTGACCGATTGTTGGGATTGGTGGGAATGAAAATCGATTCCGAAAGAGAAAAATTCTCACTTAACGTAACTGCAACAGGTAGAGCATCCGATACAGGCGGTGGAATACTTGCCAAGATATTCGGTGGAAGTTCCAAACCTGCAATTGAGGAATCTAAACCAATAGAAATTGAGGAAGTAGCAGATTCACGTAAGGATATTGGTGAGGTTACCGACTTTGAAGAAATACCCGAAAAGGTAAAAGTTTCACGAAAGAGCAAACGAAATGAAACAAACTAATGTAAAACAACACTTACGAAGCGGAAAAAATAAAAAGAGTGTTATAAGAAAACATCTCAGAAATATTGGAGACACTCAATATATCTCTAAAACACACAGAGTGTATAAGGGTAAGAAACAAGTTTTTGTGGATGGTTTTTGGAAACATGACGATTATCCAAATGCACCTAAGGAAAGTTGGTCGCATGAGAGATTAATTAGAGAAAAACTTAAATTGCAGAATGATTTAAAAGATGGTCTTGAAGGAAGAGACATACTACCTCCGAGAAAATTTGGTCTATTGACACGAAGGATTAAGAAAATAAACAGAATACTAAAAAAGAAGAGTAAAAATGGATACACTGTATAACAGTTTAGTCGGAGCAGTAGTTGAGTACAACGATATGAAAAAAGCCGAAAACAGGGAACAATTCGAGAAAGTACTCAATCAATCGAAAAGAAAAATAACTGTGGAGCTCGATAAAATTTATGCAACCAATAACAAGGCACTTATAACGGCTGCATTGGCAGAAATGGTAAATTTTTACGAGCTTCAAACTTATGCGCTTTCTATACGTTCTCATATAGAGTTGCGGAGAAACAGGGAAAATGTTGAAAAGTATCTTGAGCAGTCGGTTGATGAAAGACAAACAAGACTACTCAATTTTTTGGAAACTTACAAAAAACAGGATTATCTGAGAGAAGTAATCGTAATAGCTATTGGGTACTTTGTAGGAGTGTACAAAAACAGATTATTGGAGTTCAAACCATATTTAACTAAAGAGGAATTTATTTATGTCGCTTAGAATTAATACAATTTATCCCGCATTTATGGGAGAGGTTAATCCCTTCGGGATGGGAGCCAAGTGCGTGTTCGTAAGATTGGCCGGTTGTAACATACGTTGTTACAAGAAAACATTTGGGACTCTTTGTGATACTCCCGAAGCGCTCGAAATTGGGAGCGGTAAGGTTATGTCCGAAGAGGAGATAGTAAATGAAGTAAAGAAATACAACGTAAAACTTGTATGTCTTACAGGTGGAGAACCTCTTTTGCAAAAAGTAGGAGATTTACTTGGTTCTTTTAAGGATGAAGGAATAAATGTAGTTATCGAAACAAACGGTTCAATGAAGATTGAGAAGTACAAGGAATTTGATAATGTATTTATTATTTTGGATGTGAAAGGGCCGAGTACGGGTGAAAACCACAGAATGCTATCTGAGAATTACAAATTCATGGGTAAGAACGATTACTTCAAGTTTGTAATTTACGATGAAAAAGACTATCAATTTATGAAGAATTTCTATAAAACTCTGGAAAACAAAGTTTCTCACAGAACTGCCGGATTATTCTGGGGTTCTAAAATGGGATACATAGAACTTCTGAACAAAATATTTGAGGATAACCTCGATGTGGATATAAACATGCAAATTCATAAAATGGCTATTCTGTACGATAAAAACAGGTCGGAATTATCCGATTTATTTATTCCGAGAAATTTGTAGGCAATAAATAAATTAGTTATCTTTGGCATGTAAAAATATTTAAATATTACGAACATGGCAAAAGTACAGAAACTTGTTATTTTAAACCCGGCCGATAAGACACGTCATTATTCGGTGGCTATGGGTGAGGGTGCTATTGAGGATGTTGATGATGTAATTGTTGAAGACATTAAACAATTCCCTAAGGGCTCTCAGTTTACAAATGTTGCTGCGACGGCTACGAAAGTGTTTTACGTGCGTATAGCAGAAAACAAAGCGGTTGCGGATTGGAAAGTGATTAATCCTGTTGCATAAGCAGGGAAAAGGACATTTCATTAAAAAGGGGCGGTTTGTACAGAATTGTACGGATTGCCCTTATTTTCTCAATTTATGACAGAGTACGACCCTATTTATAATGGTGAAAAAGGTTTATCTGTAAGGGCAAAAATAAACAAGTCGTTTTATGACTTGACAATAGGCCCCGAAGGTGTAAACGAATTGTGGGTTAGATTAAATAACTTGCAATATTTACGTGTGTCAAAAGTTTATGCAAACTTTGATGCAATGATAGCCGACAGATTTAATCCTATAAGAGATGATGGTTATCCGTTGAAGAACGGAGAACTTGTTTCCGTACTCGAAGACCCAGACCCTGCACGAAGAGGTTTTTACAGGAGAATTGAGGGTGGTTGGACATTTATGTATGCTTTCTCGGCTACCTCACATCAACAACTTGAAGATATAAGGGCAATTGGAGATTTGGATATTCCCGAAACTGCAAGGGATGTTCACATGACTGCCGAACAGGCTAAGAACTTTTTGAGTATCGTAGAGAATCAGCCTGATGCCAAATATCTGCGGAAAGATATTGAAGATATAGCACAAAAGGTTATTACATTCTTAGATGGGATTAAGATTGGAAATTACATTCCCGGATTGCTTGGCAGTGGTGGTAGAATTGATGAGAATGGAGCAGCAGAATTGCGGAGTCTTCGGCTGTGGGAATTTCTCGAAGTGCCGGAATTGAGATATAATAGAACGCTTGTATATACCGGAGTTTATTGGCAAACGTTTGGTGCTGGTATAATCGAATCGGTAGAGATAGATAAGGACGAAAATGGAAATGAGCTTCAAAGTGGAATTATTACTTTAAAATTGGAAGACGGGGAATTTGGCGCTATCGATGTTGACGATTTGTGTCAGGGTATCTATCACAATTTCGATGGACAAAATGATACGGAGAGCGAAGACCAACGCAATGGTAATTTTCACATACAGGGATTTAACACGAGCTATTTCAGGATAACGGAGATACTCGATACAGCTACAAATGGACAATTCAGGTATGTATTAAGAGGAACATCGGAAAGATGGACTCAACTTAATCACCCGAAGCCTTTCATGCACTTTGCGTGCTATGCTAATCCTACTAATCCTGATAGACAAGCTTGTTCTTATTCCACTACGGAATATTCCATCCGTCTCCGTAATATGACTACATGGGAATACGGAGAGAATAACATCTATGGTATAGAAGGAAAGCTTGACGGATTTCATTTGGGTGGCACTAACTTTACGGGTAGTGGACAGGTAATTGGTAACGGTTATTTCTATGGTCACCTTCAGCAAATAGTAAATGCACCGTATGAACTCATTATAGATAATGGAGGCGACAATTTTCTTGCATTTGGCGAAAGCATGGATATAACCTGCAAGGTGATGAAGGGGTTAGACGATGTTACTGCAGAGGTTGAGGAATGGCAGGTAACAAGGGAAAGCGGCAATCAAGCGGAGGATGATGCATGGAACATAGCACATCAGGATTTTAACGGCCATATAACTCTTCAGCATACTCAAACCTACTCTGATTTAGGAGCAGGTATAAGTACTCTGTTTAGATTTGTTGCTTCGTCAGGAAGTGAAACGGCAATAATGAACTTAACAATATGATAGTAGAAAACAAAAAACGAATTAGGCGAGAATACCAGCCATTGACAACTGCGGTAAGTTTAAAGATTCTCACGCCTGCGAGCCCGAGCAGTCAGGTATATGACCCTGTTCAAAATGAATACATCCCGGACAGGAGTATAACTCCTCTCGCCATTCTTCCTAAGGTGCTTGCTGATGCTTCAGATGGTAGTTGGACAGCTCATATTGCTAATAGGTTATTAGCATCAATGAAATGGTTTGTAAATAATGTTGATATTTCCACGTTGTCAGCATGGAATGGATTGTATAGTATCGAGGGCACAGGAGATAATCGTGGGGCTATAACAATCTTTCGTAATATACCTGTTGAAGAGAAGGTTGAACTACATTTTGAGGCGGTTTTACCTGATATGAGGACAGGAATAAACGTACCTATTAAAACCGAGACAATTTTATTAAGTACATTAGATAAGGTTGATGATACTTATGAATTGTCTATTGGAGATGACCCTGTAATGAAATATAACCCGTTTCTTGATAAGCTACTAATGTATGATTATAAAGTAGCAAATGGAATAGATGCGGGTGAAAGGTCTAATGCTATTGACGGAAATTCTTATGAACGAAGAATTAATCTATTAGTAACAAAGGGTTCACAACAGGTAACATCGGGATATACAGTTGAGCTATATAGAATTACGGGTCAAACGCTTACACCTATGTCTGAGTTTGATTTAGAAGTTATTTCGATAGGGCTTACTTCAATTGTGTTCGATTTACGGACAATAGAAAAAGGAGATTTTCTTATATTAATCAAAGAAGGTACAAGGGAAGTTGCAAGGCAGCAATGTTCCGTTGTACGTGTTTATCCTCCGTTCTCGATTGAACCGATGAGTGCTGTTTCAATCAATCCAGGCGAAACATTACATAGAAATTTTGCTATGGTACACTTTAATGGTGAGATTGTCCGTATTCCGGAACCAATTTTACGGATGGTTTGGTACACCGATACGGCTACCATTGATGAAATGGAGTGGCAGGAGGGAAGTAAAGTTGTAGTTGAACTTAATCGCACAGGTATAGGAAATACATATCTTGACGATTGGATGGACATATACGTAAAAACCGAACAAAAGGGTGCTTTTTATGGGCTAACTGATGGAACTAATGATTATACGGATACAGATGGAAATGACTATATAAACAATTAATTATGAAGTACATTGTAACAACAATAAAAAAAGCAGTCGATATTAATATCGATACAGTGGGGCACTTTAAAAAAGGAGATTTGATTGTTCTAAATCAGAATGAGGTATTGAATAACCCTCACCTTGAAGGAGACATAGACGCAAGGGTTAAACAACTTGGGGCTAAGATATATACAAACCAATATATTAAACGACTAATAAAAAACGAAAACTATGGCATTTAGCGCACAAAATTCCATTACTATCAAAAGGCTTCGGTCTTCTGATAGTCTTATTCTTACGTTTGGGAATAACGGAATACCTTTGTTTCAGGCAATAGACGAAGTCAGTGGGGCGATAGCTCCTAATTGGGAGATACCGGAAAATCAACCTATTCGGATACCAAATATTGTTTCTACTCGTGGATTGGTAGTTAACATACTATCTCACAGCTGGTCTTATAATGGAACATTGTTGAATTTTAATGGAACTACTGTTGGAGGTTGGACAAATGATTCTACAAGTAAGTTTCAGATAAACGATGAGGGGCACATTAAGATTGTAAAGAATCTTGCGAGCTCAATAAATGTAGCAGGGGATATTCTTTCCTACACTACGCAGGTAAGCGTTGCAGGAGTTGAATACACGTTATCTGGCGAATTGGAGATTGTTATACAGAAGATGGGTGCAAGCTCGTATTATGCAACGATACTTGCAGAAACGGAAACACTATCAAGCGATGTTACATCAACTAATCTTACAACGAAGCTGTTTCAGGGTGTTACTCAAATTATGAGTTATCATACGAAATGGTTTAAAGATTTTGTTGAATGGCCTGAAAAAGTCGGTCAGAAAAACATTACTGTAACACGTGAAGATATCGGTGGAGCGCAGCTTTTCATTGTAGAAATATACAAGACAAGCGCAGTAGGCGAACCTGTTATTGCACGTGCGGGGATACGCATCATGGACGTGTCGGACGAGTACAAAGTAATTGTCGAGATAACATCGGCGAATAAAATGGTTTCAGAAGGAAATAATGTGACAGTTACGGCAAAAATCGTAAACATGAAAACGGGCGCAGTATATGCACCTGCCGGCGCTGTATGGCGATTAGATGTGATGAACAGAGAGGATTGGACGTCGTTGAAAACGTCCGCAACAAATACGATTGTTGTGACGACTACTGAGACAGACCGCAACGGTAATTACTACGATGTAGATGTAATGGCAGAAGTAACATTTTAATAATTAACAATATGGCAAAAAAAACATTAGGCAGCGAAACTCTTGTGAGTTCAATGCTAAGAACAAATTCGGTTTTGATAGAGGTTGGCGGAAGTGTTCGGAGAATTAAGCTTGAAGACTTCATGAACGCAATCAATGCCGGAGACGAACAATTGCTTCGACAGGTAGCGTGGGGAGTACCAATTAAGCATGCATATCAGACTTCCACAAATTATGGTAGAATAGGAAACCTTACAGCTTGGGAAGAGTATAAATCACAAAGTGGGAGATATTTGGTAACACCTGAAGGTAGAGCTGCAAAGCTTCATCCAAATAGTAGTTTTTACTATTCTGATGGCACTCGATTAGATGAAGGTGAAGGTAATGTTATGTTTATCTCTCCGAGACTATATTATCGTGTACAGACAGACAGTGTAACTGGATTACCCGTTTTGTGGATGTCTCAGCTTCCTATCGGAGGGCATTATATTGGAAATGCTCACGGTGGACTGTACAACGTAATTGGAGCGTATAAAGGAAATGTGACGGGTTCAGCTCTTGTATCACGTTCGAATGTGTTGGTTACTACGTTTGAATCCATTAATGGATACTGGAATGCTGCCCAATATTGGGGAGGTAATTGGGGATTAGTTGATTACAATGCGAGGAAACTTATGGTGATGTTAGGATTATCTGAGTATGGGGATACTAATATTCAAGCAAGATTAGGATATGGGATTGGAGGAAGTACACGAAAAAATTTACTTATTCCTTCGTTATCTTTTGTTACGGGTGCAACAAGAAGTCTTGGAGATAATTTTGGAAATATTCCGATAGTAGTAACAAACGGAAGTATTGTTGGAGATAATTGTAGTCGAGTTAACCTTATGGGTATTGAAGACCCTTATGGATGGTTGTGGGAGATAATACAAGGGGTTTATTTTGGTTCGACGCCGTATGGGAGCCAATTTGGTACTGAAATATTCTTATATGAGGGAAATAGGATACCTACAGAGGATGAACTTGGTGTGGCACCTCAGGGTAAATATAGGCAACTTGTTAGACCAACAACGTCAAATTACATTCAGCGCATAATTCTTGGTGAATATTTTGATATATTTCCTGTTAGTCTTGGAGGTAATTCAACATCATATTGGGCGGATTATTTTTATGGGAATGATATGGGTAGTATGTGTATGTTTGGAGGAGGCTCGGACGATGGTGGTTCACAGAATGGTCTCTTTTCTATCGATTCAATGTGGAGTATTGGAGATTCTGAACCTCAATTCAGTTCTCGGCTTGCATATTATGGAATGCTAAATTTTGTAAACGGAAAAGACATATAACTATTTAAACTAATAAGATATGAAATGTAGCGGAAATTATGAAGGAACTCTTCCTACAATGAATGTAATTAAGGAAGGAACGTTATTGCGCATTTTCTTCGATTACGAAGATGTGCCTGTTGCGGATGAAGACGGCGATGTAAAAAAATACATTTGCGAGAATGTAGATGTAGAAGGACGGTCGTATGCTGAAATAGTATCGGCATTGATACGCTCTAAGTACGAACAAAGTAAAGTAGAGTCTATCATTGCTAATCATGAGATGGCAAAAGACACAACCTCCAACCTAACCGATGCAAAGCGTGCCGAATACATCGCCGAGTACAACGATTATCAGGCATTCAGGGTTAGAGCGAAAGAAATTGCAAACAATGTAATTAATAGCTTGTGATATGGCAGTATATCAAGGAAGTACGGTAGTAAAGCGACGGCCGAAGGACGGCCTTCCTGGAAAAGGCATTTCGTTGGTTAAGGAATTTTACCTTGCTACAAGTCTTGCGAGTGGAGTAACACGTGAAACATCTGGATGGACAACAAATCCATCTGATGCTGTCCTTACGCCTACTAATAAGTATTTGTGGAGATATGAGACTACAATCTATACCGACGGCACTTCTTCGACCACAAATCCTGTTATCATCGGCACGTATGGGGAGAAAGGAGATGAAGGTTTACCGGGACCGATTGTTGTTCAGAAGGAGTGGGTTGAAGGCGATACTCATCGATATACAAACGAGGTAAGGGATTATATCTATGTTCGTGGAGCAAGCGCAGCTGAAAGTTATTGGTACACCCTTTCAAGTAAGGGCGAGGTTACGGCCGATGTAGCTCCCACAGGCGGAAAGACACCTGCCGGGTATGTACCAGTTACTTGGATGGAAAGTTTGGCGGTTAAGGTTTTGATAGGTGAAGAGGCCAACCTTGCGAACCTTATTTTCAAAGACGATAAACTGATTTCGTTAAGGGGAACTGTAAATGGCGTCGCTGCGGATTATTCGGGTCAGGCAGACTTTGTGCCGAATATTATCATTGACGGAAAGACAGGAGAAATTACTGCCGCAGGCGGAAAAGTAAAATTCAAATTTGACGGAAGTGGATTTATCGCTGATGGAAATATACAATGGAACAGTAATGGTAATATTG